TACAATCACGCCTTTGGAGTAAATGCAGGTTACGCAATAACAACTGGTTCGACTAACATAGCTATAGGAAACGCGGCTTTAAGTACCGCTACAACCGCAAGCGGTAACACAGCAGTTGGACACAGCGCATTAGCCGCAAACACTTCAGGTTCTTCTAACGTAGGAGTGGGTGCAAATGTATTAGATGCTAATACCACAGGCGCTAACAACACAGCCGTTGGTAAAGATGCTTTAACCGATAACACCACAGGCACATATAACACCGCAGTGGGTTCATTATCTTTGGAGAATACAACCACTGGTATTTCAAATACTGCCGTAGGTGGGCAAGCATTACAAGGTAATACCTCAGGCGACTACAACACGGCTATGGGAGTAAATGCACTTGATAAAAACACTACAGCAGACGGAAATACAGGTATAGCCGCAGGAGCTTTAGCCGCAAATACAACAGGCGCAAGCAACACAGCAGTCGGTCAGAATGCTTTAACCGCAAACACCACAGGTACACAGAATACAGCAGTGGGTCAAAGTGCAGGCAATACTATTACTACAGGTAACTATAATTTATGTGTTGGATATAACACTGATACTGGTTCTATTGATTCACAGAGACGCTTTGTTATTGGACAAGATTTTAACGGAACTACAAATAATGCAGTACACATAGGTGCTTCTGGTGGTCATGTTAGAAACGACTTTTTAAGCGATGCCACTTGGGATCAAGTTTCAGATGTGCGTAAGAAAACAAATATTGAAGACAACAGTATGGGCTTAGAGTTTATCAATGGTCTGCGAACAGTAATCTTTAATTTTAAAGCACCTTCAGAGTATCCCGAAGAGTGGCAAGAATACAATGCCAGTCAGACTGAGCCTGTAGTTAAGGACAAAAAAATAGGTCTTATAGCTCAAGAAGTTAAAGCAGTTATTGATGAATTAGGTATTGAACATTATGACGGTACTTGGGGAGAGAAACCAAACGGACAGCAAGAGATTGGCCCTTCTGATTATATTTTTCCGCTTATCAAAGCTATACAAGAACTTTCAACTCAACTAGACGCAGCATTAGCTCGCATTGAAACCTTAGAAGGATAAATAACCATGACTGAAGAAGTAGAAGTAGTAACACGCACCGAAGAAGAACTAGCACAAGACTACTCAGCAATGGGTGACTCCGTAGCTCTTATTAATACTGTAATCGCAGGTGACGCTATGGCAGAAGATGATGCCGAAGACCGTCAAGGCTGTGTAGACCGCAACGTACAGCACCTAGAGCTTATGGTTGCTAAAGACGACTGGGGCAGCGAAGACATGACCGCAGTTAATGCAGCCATCAGTGCAGGAAACGGGTATAGCGCCTAATGGACATTATATTCAAAGCCCTAAAGTCTAAGACTGTACAGTTCTCAATTGCTTTGGCCATCCTCAGCATACTGCAAGGCTACGTAGGCTTCTTGCCTGTGTCGCCAGCAGGACAAGCCGCTGTTGGTTGTATCATTGCAAGCTGTGTCACTGTACTGCGCTTTGTGACTGTGGCTCCTATAGCGGAGAAGTAAATGATTGCGGAAATCTCAGCAGTTGTAGGTGTACTTAAGGCTCTTAACGACGGCATAAAAACCGTCAAAGAGTCTGGAGACCACTTGTCAGGTCTGTCGGGATTATTCACTAGCCTCACTGACAGCAAGGTAGCTGTAGAGAGCATTGAAGAAGCCACAAAAGCAGGCGATCATGTACTAACACAGGAAGAAGCGCTGGAGTTGGCGTGGGCTAAGGATGCTATACGGCAGCATGAGAAAGAACTAAAGCGCATTACCCCCAAGGCAGTGTGGCGTGACATGCTAATGATACAGAACAAGTCTATTCTAGACCACAAGCATAAACTAGAAAAAATTAGACTTGCTAAGTTAAAACAACAACGAAAAGTAACTGATATGCTAAAAAACATAGGAGCTACTATTGTTGTTGTTTCTGTATTTGGTGGTATTTTTTGGTTAATAACTGAAGGTATAATATAATGGCTGTAGAAGAATCAGTAAAAGAAACGGTAGACGTAGTAGCTGCTTCAACAGGCATACTTTCTTTAGTTGCTTGGTTACCGCCTACAGCCTCATTGTTTACTATTATATGGTTAGGTATAAGGATATACGAATCAGATACTGTTCAAAAACTTGTAAATAAAAATAAAGAATGAAATTTTATATACTAACATCTAATAACTATAAAGGACTTATGCGTCATTTTGATCCTGAATATAGTCACATACAAAAAGAAGATGCAGTTGTAATTATTAATAGTTTAGACAGTGCATACATTGAACAAGCTAAAAACTTTTGTATTGTAAAAGATATTAAATATTATATCACAGAAAGCAACGGAAGTCCAGCAAAAGGTAAAAATAGTTTGTTAGACATTTTTTTAGAATCTAATAATGACTATTGTGTCATGATAGACGGCGATGATTTTTTAACTCCGCATGGTGTTTGGATGTATAAGCACTTAGCGGGATTAGAAACTCCCCCGGACGCAGTATGTTTAATTAATCAAACGTCTTTACGTTATCAAAATGATGTGTTATACTCCGTAAATCCTTTTACTGTAGACTATGAAGATCTTTTAAGCTCTGATTACTATACAATGTTTAAACATGATCTTGGGTTGAGCCACGAAAAATCTATGTACTTTCATAATCTTCATAACAAATACTATGCAGAACAGCAAAAGTACAGCGAAGGCTCTGAAGTACATTGTCGTGTTACATGGATGAGCAAAAAGGCTGCTCAGTTTAAATTTGATGAGGATTTAATTGTAGGCGAAGACACGTTGCAAATGTTGCGTTTAAAGCACGAAGCTTTAGAAGGACGTTTAAATTTATATACTACAAACGAAAACCCTGCAACATATGTATACGATGAAAGAGAACCCGGAACTGTAATGCTAGAGTCTAGTTTTGGGACTGATTATGAATGGATGGATGTGTATCTCAATGCTCTTGAAGAAATGAAAGAAAACAATCAACTGCATTTGAATACATGCCTTCCAGAGCTAAAAATAGAATATCCTCAAGATTATGTTTATAACGATCTTGAATTAACAGAGCCTCACGTACATGAACTACAGGAAGCTCATCTAGTGTTTCCACAAAACGCTACAGATAACTCAATACAGAAGTGTTATGAGTTTTTAAAATCTTTAGACAACAAAAAAGCTGCATAGCGAAAGGATAAATAAATGAGCAAGAAAAGAAAACTAAGAGATACTAAAAAATCTTTGAAGCAATTAAAAGCTAAACGAGCCAACTATGCAGCAGGCGGTTATGGATATGGTGGTGGTAGTTCAAGTTCAAGGGAAAGGCTTGTAAGAATGGTTCCTATAAAAGAAGAAAGAGATACTGCTTCTAACGAAAGAAACGTTATGGCTCCTCAAGTAATGACAAGAGGAGAAGACGGGAATATGTATCCTAATCCAATAGCAGCCGCAGAAGCTAATGAAAGATATGCAGCATCTCAATCTTCTCGTACTTCTAGAACAGGTCTTCCTACTAGTCGAGGCACAGGTAATCTTAATAATACTACATCTTATATTTTTGATGGTGTGGATTTTAGTGGGGTTTTACCACAAAATTCTGAGTCTTCTGAGTCTTCTGAAGCGCCTGTTGGGATGCCTATATATGATCCGGGCAGACCTGAGCTTAGACAAATGCAAGCCGTTAAAACTGGCATTGGGGCTGCAAGCACTAGTTCTATAGAAAGTTTAAAACGTGCTGCTGGTTATGGGGATCGAGGAGCCGCTGAAGCTTTACGCGGCTATGGCATTTCTACAGATATTCAGCGACTAGCAAATATGAAAGACATTCAAGCTAAAGCTGTGTCTGCCGGAGAGTTAATAGCAGCACAAGGAGAGGCAGCACAAGCTGATGTTGCAGGCGTAGCATCTCAAGCAGATCAATATGCAGATAAGTATGTAGAGCAATATCCTGAATGGAATGCAAAGCAAAAAGCTGAAGCAAAACAATGGGCGTACAACCAAAGAACTGGTGTTAAGTCTCCTATGCCTTCATGGTTAATGAATTCAGATTTCTTAAAAGGCATTGAAGCTGCTAATAACATGGAGTATGACACAACTTCAAGAGAAGCTACAAGCTACGAAGCCGCTAAAGCTGAACGCTTAACAGACACTAAAGCCGCACAAGGCGAAGTATCAGTAACAGCTGAAGCAGACCAAGCAACAGCGGCTACAGTAGATACCGCACAACGTGACAAAGCTGCCGAAGAAGCTGCAATGGGCGTTGCGGCTACGCGCCCTGAAGAACGTGATTATGCAACAGCGGTTACAACTGATGAGCGGTTTACTGTTGATGAACCTGAAGATATAGATGTCACTACACGCGAAGCTCAAGTAATTTCTCAAGAAGAAATGGATCGATTGAGTCAGATAGCGCAAGAGCGTGGTGTAGATGTTAGAGACATTCCAGAATACGAACTAGCTCAAACACGCCAAGTACAGGTAGGCCAAGCAGCTCAAATGGGCTATACGCCCCGTTTAGGCGAAACACCCGAAGCAGTCGTTGTACGTGCAGAAACCTATGGAGCTGACTTTACGCCCCAAGGCGGTAAGACAGAAATAGATGCAATTCCTGCATACATCAAAGCTTCTAAGCGTGTTGCACAAGTAGGCGAAGCTTCACAGCGTATTGCAGCTGAGCTGGGCGATGTGCCTTCAACAGACTTAGAAGGCCGTCAAGCTATTACAGGCGAAGCTCCTAAAGGAGACGCTGCACAGATTGGCGGTATACCTACAATGGCTGCCGCAACTATGCAAGCGGTTACAGGCCAAGAGCGTACAGTAGCTGCCGCAGATATGATGGAAGTTGTTGCTGATGTCCCGCCCGAAGTTACAGCGGCTGTTGCACAAGACCCAGCAACTGTTGAAGCTCAGATAGATTCTGGCGAAGACCCTAAAGTAACAGCAGCTGTTGCAGCACTACCAACAGAAGCTCTTGTATCTACACAGATGGAAGGCTTGTTAGCAGGTATGGAAGACGGAGAGACTCCTGCATGGGCTAGACCAGCTGTTGCAGCTATAGAGTCTCAAATGGCCCGTAGAGGGCTTTCTGCTTCTTCTGTAGGTCGCGATGCACTCTTCAATGCTATTATTCAAAGTGCATTACCAATGGCTCAGAGCAATGCTCAGGCACTACAAGCTAGAGCGCAACAAAATCTTAGCAACGAACAACAGGCTAACCTAGCTTCTGCGCAAAATACCATGCAGGTTCGTATGCAAAATCTGGCTAATCGTCAGACCGCTGCATCACAAACAGCAGAAATGGCACAGCAGATTAAAGTACAGCAAGGAACTTTTGAACAACAAGCAGTAATGACTACTGCGCAACAAGCTCAAGAAACAGCTCTTGCAAACGCTCAAATGGCTCAGCAACGCGCACAGCAAGAATCTTCGCAGCGCCAGCAAGCAGCTATCTCGCAGTTAAGTACTAGTTCCCAGTTAGATCTTGCAAACTTACAAGCTCTTAATGCAGCAGGCGCACAAAATCTAAACGCTGAGCAGCAAGCTAAACTGCAAACATACAATGCACAAGTAAATAAAATTGTACGTCAAGCAGACTTAAATCAGGACATGGAAAAAGCAAACCTGTCTCCTGCTCTTCAGGTTGAGATGCAAAGAATCTCTGAAATTAACGCAGCTGCTAAAGATACAATGACAGCAGAACAAACTGAGCGGTTAACAAACCTTCAGGCGTTAATTGATTTCCGCAAAACAGATGCATCTTTTGCGCAGCAGATGGACATGGCTAACATGTCTAATGAGCAGCAGATAGAACTAGCTATGCTTCAAGATAGGGCCGCTACAGATTCTGCAAACTTTACAGCTGATAATCAATTTAGATTGCAAGAGCTGAATAATATTGTTTCGCGATCTACGCGCCAAGCTGAACTAAATGCACGTATGGAAGAAGTAAACCTAGATGCAAGTTTAAAAGTAGAACTATCTGAACTTGCTGAAAAGAACACTACTTCCCGTGCAAACATGACAGCAGAGCAGCAAACAAGACTTGCAAACTTACAAACTCTTGTAGACTTCCGCAAAACTAATGCAGCTCTGGCTCAGCAAATGGATACTGCAAACCTTGCTAACGAACAGCAAATGGAGCTTGCAAATCTTCAAGAGCGTTCAGCTACTGATGCAGCTAACTTTACTGAATCTAACCGCTTTAGAATGCAAGAGTTGAATACGCATGTACAGGTTATGTCGCAGAACGAACAGCTTAAGCAAAACGCTGACATGGCTAAACTGTCTATGCAAGAAAAAATTAGTCTTGCAAACTTGACGCAAAAGAACGCAGCAGATTCAGAAAGCATGAGTGCAGAAAATGTTGCTGAGCTTCAGATGTACGAAAAGAAAATGGCAGCTGGTCAGCTTAATGCACAGCTTGCACAACAGATGGGCCTTGCAAATTTAAGTAACGAGCAATCTGCTGCGATGTTTAACGCACAAATAAACGCTAATTTAGATATGAAGCAGTTTGATGCTAATCAACAGATGGCGCTTGCAAATAGTCAGTTTATGCAAACTATGACAGCTACGCAGTTTAGCGCGGATCAACAGTCAGCTATTCAAAACGCTACAATGTTGACACAAGTAGACTTAGCTAATGCTGATGCAAGGACTCGTGTGTCTGTAGAAAATGCTAAGAACTTTTTAACTATGGACATGGCTAACCTTAGCAACAAGCAACAGGGCATTGTTATGGATCAACAGATGGCTCAACAGGCTTTGTTATCTGATCAGGCCGCTAAAAACGCCGCGCTTCAGTTTGGCGCAACATCTCAAAACCAGATGGATCAGTTTATGATCAGTCAAGCTAATAACATGGCGCAGTTTAACACTAGTGCAACAAACGCTATGAGGTCTTTTAATGTAACTGAATCAAATCGCATGGCAGCTATTGAAGCAGGCAACACACTACAAGCCGATCAGTTTACTGCGCAGCTTGAAGCAGACATCAATAAGTTTAATACTTCTATTGATACGCAGCGAGACCAGTGGAATGCAGCAAATGCACAGGCTATTGAGCAGTCTAATATTCAGTGGCGTAGACAAGCAAACACTGCCGATACAGCAGCAGCTAATGCGGCTAATCAGCAAAATGTTCAAAATGCTTATAACATTTCTGCGCTAGATCAGACTCAAATGTGGCAGCAACTGCGCGATGAAGCCGCTTATATACGGCAGAGCTACGAAAATAATGAGCAGCGGGAAGCACAGTTAATTGCAACGGCTATTGGAAATGAGAGTGCAACAAGCAGCAAAGACACAGGAACAACTACAGCTTCGTTGATAAAGATCTTAGGAAGTTATGGGTATAAATCAGCAACTACACCAATTACGTATGCAGGCGGAGGATAGATAATGGGCTTATTTAGTAAAATTTGGAAAGGCGTTAAAACAGGTGTCAAAAGTATTGGCAAAGGAATTAAAAGCGCGTTTAAAAAGTTTGGCAAGTTTATGAATAAGATTGGCATACTTGGTCAAATAGCTATGATGTTTATTTTGCCGGGAATTGGTCAAGCTTTAGGGTCGATGTGGACAGGCATAGCGGGCCAGACAGCCGCTCAAGGAGCCGCCGCTGCCGCTTCAGCCAGTGCGTCTGCTGTAGCCGGAGCCACTGCCGCAGGGGCTACAGCTAGTGCCGCTGCTGCCGCAGGCGCTACAGCCGCCGCAGGTGTTTCAACAGTTGCTTCAGGTTTAGCAGGTTATACTGGAGCTTTATCTGGCGTAGCTAATGCGGCAGGAAACATGATGCGGTTTGTTAGCAGTACTGTTGGTAAAGCAGGAACAGTGTTTAACAATATTACTCAGGGCATTACTGAAACTCTTGGAAACTTTGCAAAAACTGCGGGTAAAAAACTAGGCTTTAAAGGCGACATGTTTGCAAATGCAGCAGACAATTTCTTTGGCCCCGGAAATAGCGCGTCTTCCAGAAGTTTTGGAGAAGCATCTAGGTTTGGAAATTTAACAGAGTCTAAAAGTTTTTTTACAGCTAGAGACACTCAGTATGAAAAAGCATTTAAAGCTACAGCAGATGACGCATCTAAAGCAATTACTGACACGCCTGTTAAATCAACGGATATGCAAGGAAGTACAACAACAGACAACAACTTTAGACAAGCAAGCATGGACACCGCTCCTAAGATTTCAAACGATCCTCTTAACGATCTTTCCGAAAGACAGATAAATGACTATGCCGCTCAAGTAACAGACAAAGAATGGATAGATCAAGGCTTCTCACTTAAAGGTCAAATGGGAGATATTGAATATAAGATGGGCGATAAAAACTGGTATGTCTCTCCTGAAAATCTTTCTAAAATGGACAACTCTCAACTATTTGAATCTTTTCAAACAGGTAAAATGAGGGGAAGTGCATTCTCAGAAGGTGTAAAAGATTTAGGTCAAAACTTCTTAGACTTGCCTAAAAATATGTACAATGAAGGAAGAAGTTTTTTAAGCAACCCATTAGAAGGAGCTACTGGTAAGTTACAAAATAAAGCAGTTACTAGAGTCGCTCAAGAAATGGGTCTTGAAGAAAAGCCAGTATATAATCAGTATGCTTATGCCGCTGCTATACCTACGTTTCAAACAGCAGACGTAGGCACTTATGGCGCTCCAGAACTTATGAATGCTCGCGCTTTTGAACAACAGGTAACGAACAATCCAATGCCTTATGGCTATACCGCTTTTCAGTATGACAGCTATATGAAGCAATCTAACCAGTATGGCACAGCATAAGAGGTTTTAAATTATGGCGACAGTAGAAGAAGAATACAAAAAGATACAGATGAGTGGCAAGCGCCCAATTCCGGGACAGTCGTTAACAAACGATCCTGAGAAACCTGAGCTTTACGAAAAAGCTCCTGAGTTTGTTTCAGTTCACGCTGCTTCTGAATATATGTTTGGAAAGCTTATTGAGCCAGATGCATACACTTCAATCATGGAAGCTGTAGACGAAGGCGTGGCGATCATGGACATAACTCAGTCTCTTCTTTTTGTAGAGTTTCAAGAAGGTAAATTTAATCCTGATTTAATGTTTATGTTAGTTGAACCTGTTGCATATATGATTATTGCTCTTGCTGAAAAATTAGACTTATCTATGGTTATTTATCGTGGTGAAGAAGAAGATGAAGAAGCAGAACAACAGTTTCTTGGCCTGACTGTTGCAGAAGACAGACTTAAAAAGCTTCAAAAAGCAGGGCAAACTGGACGGGTTCCAGCTAGTGTTATTACACCTAAGATGGCAGAACAGATAGAAGAGCTTCCTGAGTTACCTGAAGTAGGGACAAACAAACAAAGCTTACTAGGTTCTCCAGCAGACGCGCCTGTTTCCACATCACCAGAGAGCTTAATGGCTCCACCACAAGGAGCTTAAAAGAATGGCTATTAGAGAATTTGGACAGTCGTTGCTTGCAGACGTTAGAAAACGTAAAGATGACCAAGCTAAGAAAAACAAACCTTCTACTTTAGACAAGGCGTTAATGGTTGGAGCTGCTGTTATACCCATGATAGGGGCTTCTAAAGTTACCGAACAGTTTAATAACTTTTCACAAAACAAAGAAGTGTTAGATACTAACATTATGCTTACTGCCGCTGAGCGTGTAGATAAAAAATTAAATGCAGTTACAGCCGCACTAGATGAGAAAGGGTTTTCAGCAAAACAATATTTTTTAGAAGAGCAAGCAGAACGAGATATGGAAGCTGCTTTAGCTCAAAATGAAAAATTTAATAAAGACACAGCTTCTCAAACTCTTTATAAAAATACGTTCCGTAATGATTTTATGAAAAATCAACAAACTATTGCTAAAGCTGAGTTAGCCGCCTCTCAATACGAACAAGCTTTAGAAGCTCAAGAACGCTTTAAAGCTTCTGGAACTAAAGAACAAGCTTTTGCTTTAGGCCAATCTAAATTAGCGCGTGGGCCGTTGACAGCGTTCTTTGGCGCTGAGAAAAGAGAAGCTGCCGCAGTCGAGTCATATAGAAGTTCAATGTTTGCACAGAGCGCAGGGCGACTTGCAATGTTTGATGAAGTTCTTAAAACAACGGGTGGTGATTTTGTTGAAGCTCGTGAGATTGAAAAGACTTTAAATTTGGACGAATCTAGAACAGACCGCCCAGTATTTAGAGAAGAGGTAATAGACGGCGTAGTAATTCAAATTGCGGGTAAAAAAGACGTAAACGGTAAGATTACATGGGACAAGAATCCTCAAGATATTAAGCGATTTGACATTCGATCACCCCTTGGCAAAACAAAAACTCTTTTAGCTCAGTTTAACGTAGTTGAAAAATTGTCGACAGACATAGACTCTGCGGGCCAATCTGCTGCCATTAAAGAAGGTTTTAAAATGGTTCCTAAAACTGAAGCAGAGTTTGAAAATAACATGGAGATATACAAAAAGTATATACAAAGTAACGGTTTAGTAACTCTTTCTGAGAATGAAAAAGCAGGTAAAAAATTACTAGCAGAGTCGTTAATTAAATTAGTAAATAGTGAGTCTTACTTACGCGAACAAAATGATTACGAGAGAGGTGAAGTAGAAATAGCAGAGCTGAAATCTAACATTGCTGCAAACAACGAAGGCGTTACAGGTGAGCAGCTTGAAACAATTTTTAAAGACAACAAAAAATTACAAAGTGCTTTAACTAGTAACAACGCAATTGCTATTAATTTAGCAAATAGAAAAACAGAAGTTGCACTACAAGTTTATCAAGCCTATCCAACTATAGATCCCGAATACGTTAGAGAACCCGCACCTGTAAGTGAAGTTGAAGCACCTATTACTAATACAGGAGCTAGTTTTGTAGGCGCTGACGCAACGGCTGCCGATTCAAAAGGCGTTCGGTTTAACAACTGGTTAAATATTAAAGAAGATTTAGAAAAAGAAAAAGATAATGAGTGGTACGGAAAAGTTGGTTCAGACGGCACCTTTCTTCAGTTTGAAACCGCTGCACAGGGTGTACGCGCAGCAGACAAAGTATTAATAAGTTATGCAAACAAAGACATCAACACTGTTTCAGATGTCATTACAGCTTGGGCACCTCCTACAGATAACAACCCAACTGAAGACTATATTGATTATGTTGCTGATAGCTTAGGAATAGATGAAGGAGCAGTAATAGACTTAAACGATCCTGAAGTTCGAGCAGATCTTCTTTCAGCAATGAGCATGTTAGAAAGCGAAAAAGAAGTTAGCCCCGATGAAATTTTAAGTCTTATTACTTCAGCTAATGCAGAAGCAGAAGCAGAAGCAGAAACTGTGGATCAAACAGGAGAGTTGGCGGACGATCTAGGTATTAAAATAATTAGCAGTTCTCCACCTAAGCCTCAAAGAAAAGTTTTTGGGATTAAAACAACAAGCGGAAAAAGTTTACAGACTGTCAAAGAAGATTTAGATCGTCTTGATACTGAGCTTTTAGAGGACTTACCTACCACTCAAAGAAAAAGACTTTTAAAACGCAGGGCAAAAGCGCAAGTAGAGTTAGACAAATTTGAAAGGGTAGCTAAAATTAAAGATCCTACATATACTTCTACGCCTTCTAAAGTCTACGCAGTTAGGATGCTTGAAGAAGACAAAAGAACAATGAGCCAAGAAGATGCAATTGCTAATTATGTGAGTCGAATGAAAGGGGAAATAAAATAATGTCTCAGACAACTTTAGAACTTTCAAATGGCACTACGGTTACACTCGAACACCCTGAAGGAGTAACTAAAGAACAGCTTAGACGTTTTGCAGAAAAAGAACAGAAGCTTACAGAAAACGCAGCAGCTAAAGACACTACTAAGTATTTAGAAGATAAAGAATCTCCTAGCGTAGGGACAGATCTAAAGCGAGTGTTGTTAGACACACAACGAGACGTAGTAAGTTTAATAGATTATCTTCCCGGAGATGCGTTTGGTTTAGATGATATGGGAACTTTAACTAAGCAAAAGGAGTTAAGCCGCCTTGCAGGTTTTGGGTATCTTGAAACTTCTGAGCATATTGATCCGCTAACAGGTAAAATCAAAGCTCCTGAAACTGCTATAGGGATAGCTGCGTCTATTGTTCCGTATGTTGCAGGAGCAGGTGCGTTAGTTAAAGCCGTGCCTAAGCTTGCTATGAAGTTTGCACCTAAGCTTGCAGCTCGTTCTGTTCCTAAAGCAGTTCAGTATACAGCAGCAGGCGCGGCCACTTCTCAAGTGCTGACTGATTTAGATGAGAATTTATTTAATGTTGTATCTGATGTTTTCCCAGAAGGCACACAGAACACTGTAATTCAGGCTTTACAAGCAGATGAAAACGATACGCAAGCTTCTAAGCGTCTCAAAATGTTAATAGGCGATGTAGGACTAGGTGTTACAGTTGATGCTTTATTTAAAGCTGCACCAATGCTTAAAAATATAATTACTGCTAAAAAACCTACAGCCGATGATGTGGTTGAAGGCTTGAAAGAATTTAGTAAAGCTGAAGAACTTACAAAAGTAAGTCTACGTACATCTGATGCAGAAACAAGAGCAGCAGGGAAACCTGTTCCTTTTAGAGGAGACTTACCTACTGAGCCACAGGCTTTTAAATCTTCTCCCGATGATCTTGCTCAAATTGAAGCTCAAAAAGCTGAAGGCAAGAAAGGCGTAGCTTGGGCAAAAGCTAAAATAAATCAAGTGGGCCAGCAGATCTTTACTTCTAGAGGCTATGCGCCGTCTAAAATGTTTGCAATGTTTAATCAAAGTCAAGCAGAGCAGCGCGGAACAATTGTTGAAGCTACGCAGATAGCTAGGCGTTTAAACAACTCATTTAAAACTTTTACAGACGAAGCAACTAAAACAACCAACATTGAAAAAGCTCAAGAGTTGTTGACAACAGACTTATCAAAATATACTACTCTTGATATAAGCAAACAAGCAACGCGCTTGAGTGCAGACCAAGGCATTGGAGTAGAAGTAGCTGAAGCAGTTTTAGATGCTCGTTATTTAATAGACAAATTATCTAATCAAATTTCAGGAACAAAGGGCTTTAAAAAAGAAGCGTTAAAAAGTATTCAAGAAAACATGGGTACATATTTAAGAACTTCTTACAAGGCTTTTGATGATCCTTCTAATTGGAAGCTAGATGATGTTTTAAAACAAACAGCAATTGATGACCTACTACCCAGTAAAATGGCAGAGGTTGCAGGCAGAGCATCGAGTAAAAACTTTTCTGAAGATAAGATTGCAGAACTTGCAGAACAACTTGCAAGAAAAGATGTAGACGATATTTTAAAACAGGTTACAGATAAAGAAACTGTTGATCATCTTACTCAAGTTCAGAGGGTAGCTAAGTTCCACAAGAAAACAGAAGACATGCCTCAAAGTATTAAAGATCTTTTAGGTGAAATTAAAGATCCAGCCGATAACATTATTTTAAGTGTGAGCAAAGCTGCGCGTATTTACGAAGTCAATAACTTTTATCAAATAGCTAATCAATTAGGTAAGAACGGCAAGTATATTCAAACTGCTGCGTCTGAAGGTGTACGTAGTAAAAGACTAAGCACTAAAATAACTAACACTAATTCTATTCTTGACGGGAAGTATACTACTCCTGAAGTAGCTAAGTTTCTAAATAGACAAGAAGAAACTTTTAAGTTCCTTAGTGAAAATAGTAACGGAGCCGCAGAAGCGTACAAAGTATTTTTAAAATACAAAGGAACTGCTCAGGCATCTAAGACAGTCTACAGTCATGTTACAGCACTGCGTAACATACTTGGAGGCGCTCAATTTGCTATCGCTAACGGAAACTTGTCTGCTATAAACCCCCTTTCTAAAAATAGGGGACACATGAAAGTCTTGTGGAATAACATGGCTGGAAAAGGCGACAAAGAACTAGATCAAATTTATAAAAAATATGTAGACTTGGGTGTTATTAATACTAACCTTAAAGTCAATCAGTTTAGAGAACTTATTAATATTTCTAGTAAGGACTTTGGTACAAAGAAGTTGACGACCCTTATAAATCAGAATCCAATCTTAAAAGGTATGGAAAACTTCTACATGGCTACTGATGATTATTTTAAAATGTCAGGCTTTCTAGACGAACTAGAAACTTTAAAGAAAGCTAAGCCTACTTCTTCGTTGGATGTTTTAGAACGCGAAGCTGCGGATATTATCCAAGACACTATTCCTAACTATGATCGAGTGCCTAAAGGACTGAAGAAATTAAACTATCTTCCAGTTGGTAATTTTATTTCTTTTCCCGCTGAGATACTTAGAACAAGCTTTCATATTGTTAAGCAAGCAAGCAAAGAAATAAACTCAGGTAATACTGTTCTGCGTAACAGGGGACTACGAAGACTTTCAGGATTTACGGCGGCTGCTGTAGGTGTAAACGAAGCTTCTAAACTATCAGCTAATTTAATAGGGTGGACAGAAGAAGAAAGACAACAACATACACTTTTAGCAGAAGGCAAGTACGACAAGAACAGCAGCTTTATTTGGAACCGCAGAGAGAACGGCGACATTACAAAAGTTTCTACTAAGTACTTAGATTCATACAACACTATTAAAGAGCCAGTGTTGGCTGCTTTAGATAGGATTGTAGACGGTGAGTTAAAGGGTGAGCAGCTTGAAGACTACATCTTTAAAGCAGGCATAGATGGAATGCTTACTCTTTCCACTCCTTTTGTGTCGGAGTCTATTGCAACTAAAGCAACATTAAATGTTTTAGAAGCTATACGTTCTCCTGACGGAAAGACCAGTGACGGTAAAGTGTTGTTGCCGCCAAGCATGTCTACAGCCGAAAAGTTAAGTACTTCTGTATTTGAATTGTTTAAAGCTGTAGAACCGGGATCTGTAACAAGCCTAAGAAAACTTGGAGATAGCGTAGACGCATACACAGGCGAAGAGCTAGAAAAATTAGGGCCAGTAAATAAAGATGCGTTTATAACAAACATAACTGGAATCCGCATATCGCAACACGACCCTGATTCAGCTTTAAAGTTTGCTGTGTCTGATTTTAATAAGCAGACTCGCGCTAATGTTAAACCTATCTATAAAGTTGGAAAAGACACTGCTGTAACAATGTTGGATAATTATATTGCTCGTCAAAGTAAAAACTATGACTACCAGCAAGACCTGTTTAGAAAAGTCAGCGCCTATTCATCTATTAACGGCAGATACAAAACATTAAGAATGCTTACAGATAGTGGTCTGTCAGATCCCGCTGCTCGTGATATATACAACGGGAAGTTTAAGCCTACAGCCCCTCCTAAAATAGATGACAGGATTATAGAAGTTTTAAAAGCTTCTACACCTGAAGACGTATCACAGGGGACACAGTTAAGAACTGCTAATCGTGAATACACTTCTGTATTCAGAGAGTTTCAGAAGTTGTCATTGTATGGCGAAGAAGAGATGAATCCCTTTGATGATCCAGAAGAAGCCTACGAAAGACTAGGGAAGTCCACGGGCGGTGAGGTTACTGAGCCTGTATCTAACGCTCCTAAAGAGCCTGATGAGCGTATTAATAAGCTCACAGGCTTGCCGTATAACGAGGGGGCTGGGCCAGCTTACATGGACATTGAAGACCCTTTACGCGTATTGAATATGGCAGCGGGTGGGAGAGTTAAAAAAAGCGCAGGCGGTAAACTACTTAAAATGTTTATTAAGAAAACTGCACCCAGTGCTGCGCCCGTTATAAAGCAAGCAGACGAAATTGTTGAAAGCGCTGCGTATGCTGTTGTTAAAGATAAGAAAGGCAACGCGTTTGTAGGTGTTACTAAAAGCTCAGAAAGCACAGAAGACTCTTTAGGTTTAACGCCTGAGAGTATTGAAGCTTGGAAGAAAGAACAGAAAGGTTTTAAACAACCCAAAGTTCCTGAAGTTGTAGAAGCCGCAGAAAAACTAGCTAAGAAAGAAATAGACGAAGCTGAGTTTGACACTATTGTTAATACGTATAAGCCTATAAAGCCTATTACAGAAGTCCCTGACCTTCCTACGCCTGTTGAAATTGCAAGCGCCTTAGACAGTAACAAAAGAGCTGCTGGCATTGTAAACGTAAATCTTAAAATAGAAGACGGTACTTCCGTTGCTTCTAGACTAGACATTCCTGCTTACGAGCAGAACAACACATGGGTTGTTTCGTTACATGACGGTAGTAAACGTGGAGGTGCTTCATTAGGCTATGGCCAAACGGCGGTATTAGATAATGTCAAGTTTTCAAGCGAACCTAAAGCAGCTATAAACATTGCAAAAGGAAAGCCGAAAGCAACTATTGCTAGAATGTACGGGTCTTGGAAAAATCAAAAGCCTGAAGATGTCCATGCGTTAGCTAAACAATACATGGATGATCCTGAGTGGACACAAGTAGGAATGAATCCTGACCGACACTCTTTCTTTTATGACAAGCTGACAGGAGAGCCTGTAACATCAGCAGAGCAAGTTATACAAGTAGGGCCGTTGGTACTGGCTAAAAATGTAACTAAAACATCTAGGACAGATCCGATGTTTAGCATAAACCCTAAAGACCCAGACGCTCCTCGATTCGCAGCAGGCGGCAAGGTTCTCAACGCACTTAAAAGGAACTGTAGTAAATGATAGAGAAGTACACATATTTTAAAATAGAAGACTTTGATTGCCAAGAAACTGGCGAAAACAAAATGAAGCCTCAGTTTATTCACAAGCTTGATCACTTGCGAAAGATTTGTGGCTTTCCGTTTATTGTAACTAGTGGGTACAGAAGCCCCAACCACAGCTTAGAAAAACGAAAGCAAACTCCCGGCACTCATGCACAAGGAATTGCCGCAGATATTGCAGTGAACGGTGGCCGACAGCGCATGCAAATAGTACAACACGCCACTGCTATGGGTTTCACAGGCATTGGAGTTGCTAAAGGTTTTGTACATGTAGATATACGTGATGATTTTAAACCAGTTCTTTGGTGCTATTAAGCAGGAGACCTACCATGTTAGATAAATTAATTGGCCCAGTAACAGGACTACTGGACAAGTTCATCGAAGACAAGGATAAGAAGAACGCCATAGCCTTTGAACTAGCCACTATGGCAGAGAAGCATGCTCAAGAGTTATCTAAAGGTCAGTTAGAAGTTAACAAGACTGAGGCAGCACATAAGAGTTTGTTTGTAGCTGGATGGCGACCCGCAATAGGTTGGATATGCGGAATGGCTTTACTCTATTCTACTATCTTAGCTCCCATCTTAGGCATATGGTTTACTGTACCGCCTGTAGATAGCGCACTACTTACAAGTGTGTTAATGGGCATGCTAGGTTTAGGTGCTATGCGAACCGCAGAAAAAGTAAAAGGCGTACAAAGGGAGAAGTAAAGTGGCAGCTAAAAAGAAATCAACAGTAAACAAAGCAGGAAACTATACCAAACCTACCATGCGAAAGAACTTGTTTAATAAAATTAAAGCAGGCACTAAGGGTGGCAAAGCAGGACAGTGGTCAGCTCGCAAGGCTCAAATGCTTGCGAAGGAATACAAAGCTAAAGGAGGTGGGTACAAATGAAAGTTAAAGCACCTAAAGGTCATCACTGGATGAAGCAGAAAGACGGCTCAATGAATTTAATGAAGCACACTGGCAAGTTTGTTAAGCACAAAGGAGCTTCACTCGAAGCTAATTTTAAAGTACAAAAGGTTCATAAGAAATAATGGCACTTAAAAAATCTCAAAAGTCTTTAAAGAAATGGACAAAGCAAAAGTGGCGTACACCTTCTGGAAAACCTAGCGGTAAAACTGGCGAAGTATACGCGCCTGCTAAGGCTATAAAGAAACTCAAATCAACTGCGGCAGGCCGAAAGAAACTAGCCGCTGCTAATAAAAAGAAGCGTGAAGCTACAGCCAAAGGAAAACAACACGCTAAACACGGATTACACAAAGGTAAGGAACGATGAGAGAAGACTACAAGAAGGGCGGTAAAGCAAAAAAGAAAGACCCACGTTTAGCCAGAGCAGGAGTAAGCGGATATAATAAACCGAAGCGTACACCGAATCACCCGAAGAAAAGCCATATTGTTGTGGCAAAAGAAGGCGACAAGATCAAAACAATCCGTTACGGAGAACAAGGAGCTAAGACCGCAGGTAAGCCCAAGGCCGGTGAGTCAGAAGCAATGAAAAAGAAACGTGCAAGCTTTAAAGCTCGACACGCTAAGAATATAAAGAAAGGAAAAATGTCTGCGGCTTATTGGGCCGATAAATCTAAGTGGTAGGAAGTCGCGCCCTAGCCTACATGGTTCAGGGCGCTTAGTTCTTCCTCTAAGTATGCATGTATTTCTTCTAGTTTTGGTTTCGTAAGATTTACAATGTTTCTCATAGTAGTCAATTCATGGTCTTTAAAGACTTTAGAAAGCTCATGAACAGGGATGCCGGACAGTTCTGTCACGACAATCCCCTCACAATTTACTAGGATTTTGAAGCTTATAATGTTGGCTTCTTTGGTCTTAAACGATTTCACAAGCGCCACCAGTGCAAGCCAACTCCTGTGAACCAGTTGTATTATCTTCTTTTTCATGATTTTCTAAGTCACTCCAATCAACATCTTTAGGCATAGAGTTTAATAGTTCTTTGTACTTATCTTCACTAATATCCTCATAAGGAGCTTGTTGATACACATGGTCACTAACTGGCAACAAACTAATCCCACTGCACAAATCAAAGTTTTCCCATATCCACTGTGCTACTTGCAAGAACTCGTCATCCGTGTAGTACACAGTGATGCTTGGTTTATGTTCGCACCAGTGATTCTGGTAAGCCTTCCAAAGCTCTAGCTGGTGCATAGCGCCAACATCTGCAACAGTCACAGAGTTCTTAGGGGCCTTCACCGGAAAACTAAACACTGACGATGCGACTGAGGTGACATCTGGCTCTACCGGGAATCCTTCTGCTTCCATAAAGACTGCAAGTGGATCTTTTTTGTCGCTACGAACTCTGCGAATGTAATGCTCAGAGAAGCGAGGATGGATACCAGAAGCAGAATCAACAAGCTGAGATACAGTACCGCTTGGCTTAACACATGTAATAGCCGCAGACTGCTCAATGTTAAGTTTTTCAGCCCACTCTTTATTAGTGTCCACACATACATCTTTTATTTCCTCTAGCCATTTTTCTAACACCGTAGAATTGGGATTGCTCAGTGTCTTGTGATCCATGATACCTGTCATGCTCACGCCTAGCAAGGCTTCCTCTTCAGTGTTTTTCTTCCAGCAGTTACGCAAGTATCTAAAGTCTGTAAGTGTAGACTGTAGTGTACCAATGATAGCAGCTATCTCTGCCTTACTCTTGAGACTAGCCAGTGTGTCATCAGGACGTACTACAATCTCTGACAGGTTACAGAACTGATTAGAGCGTAGAATGATTTCAGAGCATGGGTTAGTGCCGAAGTCCTGCTCAGGATCACGCCTACCGTTACGGCCTGCAATCTTCTGAGCTGCTATGCGACTAAAGATACCACGCTCACCAGCTTTAGACTCGTACATAGTGTGCATCTCACCTAAGAAGGCTTCAAAGTCTGGCTTCTCAGTATACGCTACGCTGTTGTTAGCCAAAGCTCTGTGTCCTTCGTGTCTCCACCAGTCTCCTGACTTAGCTTTAGCCATACGCTGATCTGAAAGATTTGACAAGCTAATCAAAGCTGAACGTCTAACGCCGCCTACGACAACGATGTCTGCAATTTTACATACAATGTCATGGCACTCAATGGATGTTAGCTTTCGTCCATGTGCTTTCTTAAAGACCTCAATGCAAAAATTAAACAAATCAACTAACGGCTCTGGCCCTGATGCACGGCCACCGAAAGTTTTTAGTCTTTGTCCTGCTGGACGCACACGGCTTATATCCCATTTAGGAATCTTACCAGCATACAGCATAGCTATCAGCTCACGGAATGCAGAGGCCCAGCCTATCTTGCTATCACTAACAACAATAACACTGTCAGTCTCGTGGAATGTTTCTGCAATCTCTGGAAGTTTGTTAATGAAGTTACGCTCTACGCTGAAGCCTACGCCTGTACCACACATAAGAACATACATCAACTCATCAAAGGATCGCGGTGAATCTATGTGCAGATAACTACAGTTAAACCCTGCAACATTGTCTTTGTTGAGGGCTTCCCCCGCTGTCATCATACAGCGCATGCTAGGCATAACTTCCATGTTGTGGATAGCGTTGAAAATCTTTAAAGCTACTGTCTCGTTTATCTGTCCACGATCCTTCCAGAAGTCTACATACCTGTTGACTGTCTCGTCCCAACGCTCCCGTCTGCCTTCCTCTGGCAACCATCGTGCGTAGCGGCTCTTGTGTATAAACTGTTGATACTGATCCATTATTCTTCCTCATCTAGTGGTATGTGGTAGGAGCATGCTTTTAAAAAGTAATTAAACTGCTCTCTCATGTCATGTACTGTTTGCCCGTCGCTATATATCGTATAGACTATCTTGACTGCTGGACATATTCTCTCTGCTTCTCCGAACTCTGGATAGTGTATAAACTCAAACACTGGTTGTCTGTCCATTACCATTCTCCACATCCTTCTATGTCACACACAGGATAGTTACGGCAGCCTAAATGCAAAGTCTCGTCATCTACTTTGTCTTCGTCTTTCCAAGTGACATAATTATAAATAGCTTCCCAAGGTGTTTGTCCGTAGCACTCTATGCTTTTTCTAAACCACAAGAAATCAACCCCCATCATGTATTCATTCCACCTGTCTTCTGGGTTTTGATGGGATTTAAAAGACTCTCTAAAGTAATAAAAGCCTAGTAAAGATCGTGTCCTTGAGCCTAATGAAAAGGGGTCTTCTGACCCTACACAACATAACATTATATAGTATTCTCCTTGAGAAGAACATCTTCTATAACAAGCAGATAAGGCATTAAAATAATTAATCATTAGCTATTCTCCGCTATCACTCTTGCTGTTAGCTCCTGCAAATACCAACTAGCTTTCTGTAAGTCTTCTGCCGGCTTACCTTTGTAGTCGTAGCGCCACAGGTATTTCATGCAGTTGCCCTTGAGATAGCCTCTGAAAGCCTCTGTAGACATAGACTCTGCTATAGCTTCAATACACTCTATGCTGCCAGTGTTGTAGTGCGCTGGGTTGTGTACTGCATCGTGTTCGTCTTCGTAATCATCGTCATCGTCATCGTCCTGATTTACCTTAGAAAACAACTCCCACACTTCCTGTCTACCCTTTTCTGTAGTCATATCGTAGTGGTCTGTGTCTTCTTCTTCCTCGTCTTCCCAAAGGTCTGCATTTTCATTGTGTGCTGCCTTCATCCAAGAATCCAACATAGAAGGTTTTTCAAGGGCAGGGTGGTTTGTTCTTAACCTGTTCCAATCTTCAGGGGTAGCATCATTCAATCGTTTGTTCATACTCTATCTCACTGTTTTTATATCGGGTTTGTTTACGTTTAGTTTCTTTTAATTTAGAAGACGTAGATATTTTTTTAAATTTTTTCTTCCGTACAAACCTATCTCGCCTTTCATCTTTTCGGCTGTAGTCAGTCAAAGGTCTCTCTCTTTTTTGTATTGATCCAGCTATCTGGGATGCTGTCTTCGCTATACCAAGTGAACCCATTTGCAGATGCCCACTCTCCATGAGATCTTTTTGTTCCGTCCTTTCTACGCTTTGCTTGTGGCATAGGCGCACTTGGATTCGCAAACAGAAACACTAACTCTGTATCTTCAGGAAGCGCTTTGCTAATCCAAATATATTTACTAAATTCAGCGTAGTCCCAGAACCTTCCTTTAGCTTCAAGAAGAATCTTCTTACCATCAATATCTTTAAGGAAGTCGGGGTGGTAGTTGTGTTCAACAGTGTACGGAACCTTTTGAGTGTGAAAGTTCCAGCCGTCTAATATACCCGTGTGTAGCTCATACTCCCAGTTAGAATCATAACCTTTAACTAAGTCTTTTTCAACAGGTCTTTTAACTCTGGCTTTTCTAAAACCTTTCTTAACTTTTTTCAATGAAGTTGAGCCTCCCGCCTTTCTAGTTCTGCTTCTATGATTAGCCTTAAATCTTCTAAGAACAGGCCATCTATATCACAGATAGTAGCGTCTTCGTTGTTGTACAAAAAGCTACCTACTGCAATAATCATCTGATCTAATGAGAGACCATTGAGCGCTGGTTTACTTTCCATGTGATCAACTCCAAGTCAACATCTTCGATTTCAATATCGGGGAAGATTTTAATTAATTGTTTTATTTTCTTTGTTATCCATTTGGGATGATAGGCATTCAAATACATTGTCCTGTTTGCCATGAAGTGAGTTTGCTCAGGCATCATAGTCTTGTAAGTATCTACGGTGACCTTCTCAGCTTCTTCTTCGGGCAATAATTGTTTCATCCAAGAAACTAGCAATGTAATTGAGTGTCGAGTAATGCGTTTGCTTTTTTTTCTATTCATAATAATTCATCTACTTTCGGTTCGACTACTACTTTGGTTAAGTAAGTTAGGCCGTTTGAGTATTTAAATGTTCTTAAACCTTGACCATCATTGGAATCTGCAAAGCAGTTGTACTTGTATTTACACCAGCTACAGCCCTTAGCAAGCTTTATATTTCCTTTCTTTCCATCCGGTATTGGAGCGTAACAAAGTTCTGGTGGTGTGTCAAGCTCCAAAGAAGGAATAAGTTTGTTTATTTTAGATTTAATATTAGGCTTATCAAGATCATCGGGCACATACATGCACAGCTCTCCGCTCTCTTTGTTCAAAACCAAGAAGCCTCCATTCTCTGTACCCTCTGCTTCCTCATAACCGGCAAGCTGCCCAAGATAACCGAAGGGATCGTCTTGTGCTAAGCGCCCTTCCTTGAACTTGTTGAATGCAAAACGAGATGCGGTCTTAACATCAACCACCTCACCGTTTATCTTGCAGTCCATATGACCTACGATGCCGTCAACTACAACTTCTTTTTGCTCATCTGTTACTTCGTAGTCCACCATGCGTACTAACATCAACACAATCTCTTCAAGCAAGTGGCCGTACAAGAACTTAATCTGTGTCGGGCCATCCACACCACCGCGTCCTTTAGGATCACGCTTCTCATACCACAACTGGCGAGGAGGTTTACCTACATTAGACATCCGAACAGTGAAATCGGAGTCTCGTTCCCGTGGTGTTGCCCAAGACATCAAGGCTTCTTTCATTCCTGATATAGTTCGGTCAATGTTCTCTTCGGTGAGAGGCAAAGGTTTGCCATCGTCTGATAACCTCTCAAGCTCGTTGTAAATTTCAGGTACTAATTCATGTAAGCCCATCATAATTTCCTTTGTTTAAAGCTCAGTGTTCTGAACAATAGATTTTATATCTTTAAGCGAAGCCTTGAACCACTCGCCACGTTTTTCTATCTTGTTGTTTGCTAGTTGCTCGTGTACTTTTTCTTCTGCGTTCTTTCTGTTATCAAAGTACTTACAGTATTCTACCGCATAATCTCTTAGAGGTGAAGATGTTTGATACCCAGAGCATCTGTCATATGCATCAATAGCTCGTCCTACCTTGAACCACCCATCCCAAGCAGGATTAGAGATTATATAAACATAGCCGTATTCCACAGTAGAATACTTATCTAGCGATGCGAATGCTACGCTTTCAAAAGTTTTAAATCTTCCGGGGGTGTGTAGTGGATGTGAGGCAGGGACATACTTACCGCCAACAAACATACGATTAGAGTTTTTACGTCTGTGCGCTTCGATGCTTCGCCTAGCTCCATCACTTGCTCCAACATACCACCACTTGCCGCTTTCAAAAATTGAATTTTTAACATTGGGTATAGTACTTGTATTCATCGTGTCTACCTCTGAATTATTAGTGGGTTTCTGACCAGTTGTTTCCGACATTATAATCTCCATCTAAGGGGCAGTTTAAGTTTAACCTCTTGCCCGCTTCTATAATAGACTCTACTCCAAGCTTTCCTACAGCATCTGCGACAGTTTCATGGCACTCTATCTGCCACTCATCGTGTACGTTAGCTACAAACTTAGCATCTAAGTAAGTCAGTTTAGAATCTAATATTATTAAAGCCTTCTTCATTACAATAGCTCCTGCGCCCTGCAATAAAGTATTAAGTGCAGCGTGTTCAGAACGAACAGTCAAGCGCCTGCCGTCTAACGCTTTAACGAATCCGCTTTTAGCTTCTCGCTGAACTCTGTCCGTAAGCTTCTTAAATGATGGGAGACCATCAAAGAAGCGTTGTCTAAGCTGCTTACCTGCTGCTCTACCTCGTCCAGCCACTGACCCAAGCTTCGCATCTCCTGCTCCGTAGAGGAGGGCATAGATGAAAGTCTTCGCCTGATTTCTTGATTCAAGTCCTGCAAGTTTTTGATTAGCGGTGTGTATGTCTCCGTTAAGGATTTCATTTGTATAGCCCTCATCGTCTAAATAGTGTGCCAACATTCTAAGTTCTAAGCCAGAAGCATCTATGCCCACAAGTTTATAGCCTTTCGGTACTGTCCAACAAGCACGACAGTCTTCACCGTAGGGCGAGTTACTGCTGGGTATCTGTGCCATGTTAGGATGTGAGTGAGTCATACGAGATGTCACCGCACCGTTGGGATTGACATATCCGTGAACCCGTCCTGTCTCTTCATTAAGTTCTTTAATCCAGCTTTTAGTTTGTGCTAAGCGTTTCTGTAGCATCAAGTACTTAGCAATCATTGCAGCTTGCGGGATATTCTTAACCCTATTGAGTGTTGCTTCATCTACAATGGGCTGTCCTGTAGGTGTATGCTTATTAGGATTCCAGCCAAAGCGAATAAGATATTCACCGATCTGTTTCCTTGAACCTAAGTTAAAAGGTATTTCAGTTTTACGTGCAATGGGCTTACAGTTTACATCAAGCGTTAGCTTCTCGTATTCTAGGTCTGTCAGCCTTGTGCCCTTTCCGTGTTGGTCTGTAGCTGTCTTAGCTACTGCGCCTGTGGCAGTAAACTTAGGAGTAAGGATCTGTGTAACAACTACAGGTTTAAACTCCTCCTGTACCTCTTGCTCCAAGTCATGTAGTTTAGTTTCAAACATTGCCATCAGCCCCATCACCTTCTCAACATCTAATACGAAACCATTGCTCCGCTGCTCATCAATAATCTTAGCTACAGCATGCTCTATCTGAACTGATTGTGGTGTGAATCCACGGCTCTCAACCTTGAGTGCTTCATATACTTTAGTATTAAGCAGCACATCGTTCTTACAATACTCTAGCATCTCTGGAGTGTACTGTTCCCATGCGTCTTCTTGCTGTCCGAAGTCGCCTTTCTTGAACCCCAGCCTGTAGCCCCAGCCCTCAAGACCGTGATTGCCTTCGCGTGTTGGGTTAAACAAACGCGACAGCACCAGAGTATCTACAATCTTCTTGTCGAACAGGTCAACACCAGAAATCTTTTTAATTGCAGGAATGTCATAGCCAATTAAGTTATGACCTATCAGTTTAGTTGCAGAGGATAGAAGTTCATAGCCCTCTTGCAGCTGAGTGTTGTCAAACGTAAACACATCCATAGTATCTACGTCTTGAGCCACGATACAATGAATCTTCGTGGGGTCTAAGCCGTCTGCTTCTATATCAAATACTAAGTTACTCATTCGCATACTGCTCCTTTAGGATATGCTCTTTATCTTTATTCTTCCAAACATTATTAGGACTGCGGTGATCTTTGAGCATCTCTTCGTAATACTCTTGAAGTACATCAAACTCTATTGCAACGCGCAGCCCCGCTCCAGTGAAGTGTGCCCAATCAAGAATCCCAACAGGCCTAAACCTTGTTTTGTTTTTAGCTATTAAGAATCCGTTAAAGATTGTACCCTGTCTAGTGTAGCTTACTTCATAAACTAATTCAGGGGCTGTCTTTCTAAGATGTTGCAGCGCCTTCTGTAAGGCGTAAGTTCCGTAAGGTGTCTTACTCATATTATATCTCCATCAAACTGAGACGCATCGTAATCATCTAACTCTCTAAGCCTTCCTGTCTTGCCATCATACAGTAAGTTGCATGCCACTCCGACATCTCCGGTGTATCTAGATTTAAGCACTCGCACCTTGGTGGTTGATGCCTCTATTTCATCTTCTGATTGTTGGTTACGCTCAAGTGCAATCACGCAGTCAGATAACTGAGCAATAGACTGTGAGCCTCTGAGGTGTGATAGGCCTGTCTCGATACCGTTCTCGTGACCACGGTTCCCTTCAACTCTACGCAAGTGTGACACTAGGATCATACCGCAGCCTGTTTCTTCTACCATAGTTCTGAGCTTATGCATGATACTGTCAATAGCTTTCCGCTCATCGTTCTCCAGTGTAGATAGAACCAACATGTGTAAGTGATCAACAACAATCCATTTACAGTCTAGACCAATGATCATGTAGCGTAGCTTGCTGAAGATGTCATCAAGATTATTGACACCGTGGTGAGCATGAATCCAAACACGCCCCTCATTATCACCCATGAATACTTTCTTGAAGCATTCGTCTAACTGATCGTCTGTGAACTGAGCCTTAACACTGTCGAGGTGTAGCTTGGCGTTAGCTTCAACGGCCATGATGCCCTCAGCAGTACGAGACCAGTTCTCTTCAAGGGCTACAACACCTACATTATCTTCTGTGTTATCGATCAGCCAGTGTTCTATCTCACGAGTAACAGATGACTTACCCAGCCCTGTGCCGCCAGTGAGAGTGACTAGCTCACCTGCTCTCATGCCTTCTAACTTGCCGTTGAGACCAGACCAAGGATAGGGAATAGCTGTTTTCTTTTCAGTGCGTAGCTTTTGATAAGCTCCCAGCTGATCAGATAGATTTAAAACACCAGAAGGTGTGTAGAGTTTTGCTTCCCAGAAAGCACTAACATATGCAGAATGTCTACCCTGACGCAACATATCGTTTGCATCCTTGTAGTCCACAGGCAGTGTCATGATCTTAGCTTTGCCGGGAGTTAATAGTTTTGCAATTTGTTTAGCCGCTTCCTTGCCGGGCTTATCGTTGTCGAAGTTAATGACAACAGAGTCGAACGACTCAAGATATTCAAGACTAGCTTTAACATCACGGACACCTCCCTGTGCCCCTGACTTTATTGATACTGCTGGCCACTTAGAACCCATAAGTTCGTAAGCAGCCATAGCATCGCACTCGCCTTCCACTAATGTTATAAACTTACCGCCTGCTTTAAACAGGTTCTCACCAAACAACCCAACTTCTTTAGAGCTTCCTTCCCAAGCAAAAGACTTATCTGGCTTGCGAATCTTTGAAGCTGCTAGTTCGTGTCCATTATAATAAGGGTAAACATGCTTATCAATCTGGCCTGAATTAGTAACTGTAGCTCTCACCCCATACTTTTTTGCTGTAGCTAAACTAATCTTGCGATCAGCCAGCTCTACAAATCTAGCATCAGATGTCCGCTGCTGGTGTGAACTCTGTTCCATCTTACTGTTCCTTTGATAAACTTCAAAGTCCGTTATCGTGTCCGGTTCAATGTCCGGTTGGTGTACTTCCGATGTACTGTAGTTTTTAAAATACTTATTACAACTAAAGCAGAATGCAGACCCATCATCATTGATACCTGCTGCATCGCTAGAGCCGCACTCAAAGCACGGCTGGTGCATTTTAACGAAAGGCATTTGCCTTACTCCTCAGTTTGTGCAACTTCCTCTGTTGCGATAGCCTCTTCCGTAAGGTGGTTTTCTTTAAGATCATTAATTAGTGCTACAGTGGCTGCTTGCATTAAGCCTGCGGTCATTGAAGCTTCTTGCAACTTGGCGTTTGCTTCTACCAAGTGTGTAAGAATTACCCTACCCTCATCTGAGAGTAGGTCTGATTCATAGTTTACGTTGTCGATTGTTACTAGTGCCATTACAGTTCATCCTCCATTCCGCCATCTAGTGAATCAAACTCTGAACCATCAGGTGAACCAACTTCTACTAAGTCAATAACCTGCATAGCTTGGAAGTCTAAGCCCTTAAATATCTTGCCTTTCCATTCTGATTCCCACTCCTTGTACTGAACCTTAACGCTTGAGCCGTTACCTACACGAGCATCTAGCGGGTTCTTGTACGCATCTACCAAGCGGGGTGCTGGACGTACCATGCCGTTCGGGCCGTTAACTTTACGCTTGATTACAACTGCTGGGCCTTCATCCATCTGTTTAATAGTGAAGCCTCGTGATTGAAAATCTTCAGCAGTCGCCTCATCTACAACTAGATTAACCGAATACACTGGCTCATAAGTTGTGTTAGGTGTAGTGACTGAAGCCCAATATGCTGCGCCTTGTAGTATTGCCATGTTGCTTTCCTCTTTGTGGTTGTAAAATGTTTGTGGAATATACCACGTTTATTTGTTGCCGTCAATATCTGAAGCCTTGATAAAGATTCCGTCCTTCATTATTCCTGTACGATCTTTAATATCTTCATAAGCATGATCAATACAGTGCTTCAAAGGCAGGTTGTTTCGTACAGCTATGTTAATTAATATAACTATGATGTCTCCGATGTCATCAACAGGTGTCGTATTTTTGCAGATGCTGTCTGATAACTCCCCAACTTCCTGCATAAGTTTTAACACTTGTTGTTTATCATCCGACCCATGTATAAGGTTACGAGCTAAGTGCCAAGAGATTATCCGCTGTATTGAAATCTCTATGCCACGGTTTTCTTCATTTATTTCTTGCTCCATATCTCTCCTCCTTTAACTTTTGTTTTAACGGTGTCTGATTTAACAGCCATTAACTCCATCATAGCCTCATATTCAGTCTTGTCAATAATGTATTGTATTACAGTTTGCTCCCTGACATTGTACATAGAGCAGGCTGTACTTAAAGGAACCTTCCCGTCCACCACATCCAAAGCTGCTTTAGCTGTAGCCATAGCTTCAAGACTAGGACTGCCAGATATTGTTTGTTCAAACATTATGCTAACTCCAAAAACATAAACAACAATGTGAATAGCACTGCGAATATCACCGCAACATTACTCCACTTTATAAACCTGCTAGGTATCCTTGAAAAATCAAGTAGTCTTTTTACTCTCCTTGACTTCAGTAGATTGCTTAACATTTTTCATCTCCTCTTTAAATGTTTGTTTAAATATTTCATCAAAATTTTTACTGAACTTATTGTGATCTACTCTTCTAGCTCGATCACCTTTACCGCCATGAGTTTGTTCGCCCATGTCATCCCTCCATATATACTTGTCCGAATGTAAGAACAAAGAAAGGCACACACAATACTATGCCTTCAAACTGTGCGGCTTCAAAACCATCTATGTCATCGCCACACACCCACACTGCACGAGTATCAGTAAACTCTAAGTCTAAACCCACACCGTTTCGTACATTTACACTGAAGTTATACTTTCCAAAATTGATTGTCATCCTATGCTGCCCTCATGAATTGGTTAGATTTAACAGCCTCACGAACTATCTGCTGTCGTTGATTCTGAACTGCTGCAATGTTCACCTCATTACTAAGTCGGGAGGCTGTCGCATGAGTTGACCAGTCAGTCAAAGCATTATACACAGCCCAGTAATTATTACCTAGTCGCTGAGAATAAACTGTTTTATATTTGTTCCAAACATATTCAAGACTGGCGTTGCGTCTGGGAAGATCTCCAAGGATAACTTGAGGATCAACGTACCCTAACCCTATGAGCTTCTCAGCTGATGTGCATTTGAGAGACTTACAAAAGAATATAAAGGCGCTCTCATCATCAGTCCTTGTCTGCTGCCACTGCTGCCACAGGTCACGCTCTTTGTGGAAAAGTTGTAAAGACTTAGTGATAACTCGACCACCCTGCTCAATGTCCAAAGACCTTGTGTGCTTTGCTTTAAACACAGCAACCTCACCGCTAACAAAGACTTGTAGATTTGTACACGCCTGCTGAATAGCTGCTGCACTGATCATGAACGGCCAAGTACCATCGAAGGATGATATGGACAACAGACTCAGAGCAGCTGTATCTCCATCAGCAGTCCTATACGTATGCTCAGGAAGTTTGTACTGCACAAAAGTTCTTGAACCATCATGAGATGTACGGATAGTTTCTTGTATCCCGTTAATTGACAGATCAGAACGCTCAATAATATTACGAGTAACATCTATCATGTGCTTAGGTGCAACAGGTTTGTAACCATGTCCGTGTACTCCCAGCTCTTGAGCTGTATCTGTACGATAGATAATAGACTTGGAGCTTTCATAAGCATCTAAATAAATTAAAGGTGCTGTAGCTATATCAAAATCTGCTGAGCCATAACCCCCATTGCGGATTGTAGTTAACGCTGTGTTGTTTGCAAACATAGGTGTAATGTTGTTCATTTCATTCTCCAAAAAAAAGTTTTAGTCTTCGGTTGACATCATTTGAAAAGAGATTATAATACTTTTAAGGTTTACAAGTCAACTATTATTTTATTTATAGTATAACTTATAAGATACAAAAGAACTTATGCACTCTATCAAGACTATATAGTGTGTATTCCTTATAATTAATTATAACAAATCCTTATTGTTATCCTCTTCAACGACCTCAACTGGTGAAATATCCACCACCTGATCGCCATATGGCTTATAAACGCCAGAGTTTTTGTTGATCTCTGCATATTGTAGGGCTTCTTCGGGTGAACCAGCCGCCACATCTATGAAGTAACCATTCACTTTTGACATCATAACTTTGTAAACCTTTATAGGTTTCTCAACGTCCATCTGCATTACTAACTTATCTATCATCTTCTTGAACCTCTGATTTGAGATGTTGGTTTCCTTCCTTTCGGAAGCGTTTGTTGTAGCCGCGCTTAATCTTTTTAGCTTCTTGGCTTTTAAGACTTATGAATTTTCTCCAGCGGGTCAGAACATCCTGCTCATCACCGCCTTTTAGTTTTATTCTATTCCGCATTTTTCTCTACCAGAGCTGAGTGTGCAAGTGTTAGTTCGCGATAGTGTTTGTTCAACAGCCTCGCCCCTGTTTCGCTCACCTCTGCACCGTTCAAGTCCTCAAGTGTTTCCTCTAGTGCCATTTCGACCAGCTCTAACAGCACAGCGTGTTCACTAATTTTCATTTGCTTTCTCCCAAGTACGTTATAATATAGAAAGGCCCACCACGCTGACCAATTTTATGTGCATCTTCAAGGGTTGCAGCGTACTGCGTACAACCCATCTCATCCCAATCAATTGCCCACATTATTTACGCTCCTTTTTTCTTGAACCATTTTCTCTGATTCCCAAGCTACTAAAAACGATACAACAATTAGCGCTGCTCCGAATAGTTCCACCATGTTATCTCTCCACAATTACTCTAAAGTCTATCGCATCTATCTCAGTTCGGACTGCATCAACAATAAAATCTTCTACACTGTCACGCACTGATCGCTCAATCGCATCAGTATCCACATCATCTGAATCCTCTGCTTCTATCTGATCAATACGAGACTCGTGATCATCAACCCGACAATCTAGATTCTCAGCTATGCTATGAGCTTCTTCAGCATTAGCCAGCGCATCTTCAGCTGTAGACTCAATAATATCTAGACGCTCAGTCAGGGTTATCATATCTTCAACACCTGTAGCATTTTCTAGAGCCATTATTTTCCGTTCTAGTTCAGCAACTCTATTGGCATCTCGTATCTGTAAGCCTTCAAGCTCATTTACTTTAGCTTTAATGCGACCATCAATCCACGCTTCTACTGCTTCAATTAAAGTTTTCATATTACTTAACTCCTACAATTAGATTATCTTTCATAGTTACTTCAGCAAAGAACTCGCGCCCTTGCCCTGTAATGTGTGGCCGATTAGCTCCAACCATATAGCCACTGCTTACATACTCAGCGCCAAACAAGCTAGTCTCTATGTACTTGAGCGGCTTGCCGATATTAGCTTTTAATTCTTTCTTGCTAGGGTAGTTAAATACAATCATGTTATTCTCCAAATAAATTTAAAGTTAGTACTATATATTCTTATCCAACAGGGCGCACAAACATATACGCCCCCCTCATTTACATCTGCTCTTGCACCGCAGCTGCATTTAGTCACTTCATTAATCCTTTCTCTCGCAGTAGCTTAGTGTTTAGCTCACAGCTCACATCTATCAAGTCCATTAGAATCCTGCGATCCTTACCGTCTATTGGCATAGAGCAAACCCATTCAAACAAATCACTGAACTGCTTTATGTCTCTCACTGTCACTTCTGATAACTTCATACTCTTATTCTCCGTTTACATATAGGACAGGGCTGTGTCCAGTCAGTCTGCTCAGGGTGTGTGCAGTATTTAGTGCGGCCATCTTCAGGGAACTTATACCCTCCCGATGTTCGAATCTTCTCAGATTGCAGCCGCTTCAATTCAAACTTTGTCAGTCTCATCTATCCTTTCTCCATTGCAAGTTAAACACTGAGGGAAAGAACTCTCTCCAATACATTCTGTCCTCATCCATAGAACGTGCCCACACTCGACCAGTACTTGCACCATGTAGGGGTATTGCGCCTCCAGAGATTACCCATGCTTCGCCATCGCGATCCCTGATCAGCTCATCCATTACTACTTTCTCGTTTGCTTTGTTGAACAGTGTCCAACCTTGTTTTGATATAAACATTTTCATTCTCCGTTATAATTAATTATAAGAACTCAGGCCCGATCAAACTCACCCTTGTAATTAGTTTCCACACGCGACCCATCTTGAAACTCCACAACAACAGTCGCGTAGTAATCGTCTGGGCTGTTGACAACTTTATACTCAGCACCAAACTCCTGCACTACAGTCTCACCATCAGCTCGACCATCACACTCAGCCACATAGAGCCAGTCAAAAAAATCATCCGCGATCATATCTATTCTCCAGTTATAATTAGCCGCCCACCGCGATCATGTCAGGGTCTACCACAAATCCGCTTGTATCTTTTTTGGCCTTACCTTTTGCCAGTAAGCCCACCACCACATGGCCCGACCTGAGATTGTCCAGATCACTATTGTCCCCGTCAATAACCGGACGACCCATAAACCGAGCCGGTAATCTTTTGTGGAACACTACCGCCATCGGGTAACCGTCCGGCATTTGCTCCACCTGCTTACGATAGGATGGCTTGCCGCTATAGCTGAACATCAACTTGTAATTAGTTGGCGTTCTGCCTAGTCTTTTAACTACCTTGGTGTAGTCATAGAAACTCAGCTCTGGAAACTCCTGCGGTATCTGGTGCTTTTCCCATGGAATGTCGCTGATTGTATTCAGCCTGACTACGCCCACAGACCCTGTACGCTTGCAGAGTTTGGAAAAGTTAGCCAGCTCTACCCGCAGCTGGGCAAGAAATCCTTCCTGATCGTTCAGATAAAAATCTGTCTTGGCTTTTCGCCCTGCTTCAACATTGCTAAACACGCCCATGCCTGCTGATTTTAAGCAGCCTTCCATGCAGCCTGCTGCCTTACTGCCCGCACATATAGTGTGGTTTGGATATAATGAGAGGGACGCGACCCGCGTTTGCACCTTCTCTTTTTTCTGGGTCTTAGCAATTTTTGTATTACTTGCACTGGTAGATAATAGTTTCATGATAAACACTCTCTTTTTGGTTATGCTTATAATTAATTATAAGCTTTTGGATTCCTTATAATTAATTATAACGGGCCAGCGATCACCACCGCGCCCACAATATACGCCACCGCACCCAATGGAATGGCGGCCAGTATAATAACAATCGCACTTGTAATATCGCGCATACGCTCGCGCTTTTTTCTACGCGTAGACAATGAGTCTCGTTTTTTCATGGTTCTGATTCCTTATAATCAGTTATAAAAAAGTATATCTATAAAGTCCACCGATCCGCGATGGACTTGAATATATACCTTTAAACACTCGCGGCCAGCTTAGCTATTGCGAATTTTAGGGCGCTAATTGCTGCCGCATCCTTTGAATTTTTAAGCATTTCGCGCAATATATCCAAATGCGCGGCCAGCTCTATTTCGGATTTTGAAGGCGCGGCAGTGCTAGTCATCGCACTGTCAGATTCACCGGAACCGCCCCCAGCTTTATTGCGCGGCACTACTTCAGTTAAAACGCCATCGGTTACTGTAAGCGCTATTGGATTTTCATCACCGCTCGCTTTTTTGACGCGCTTTGAAATTGTATTGTATTGCGATCTTAAAACTGCCAGCGCTTTTTTATTATGTTCCAGCGCAGCCCATAAATCCTGCAACGCATCGCGGGCCTTTATATCCTTGTTAGCTATCCAAGCTTGCATAGACTCGGTGATTGCATCTTGCATTTTCACTTTATTGTTAACGCCCTGCACAAATCCGCGGGCCAATGTTGGGATAGTCTTATCGTTTAAAAGTAAAGTAGTCATTTTTTTGTGTTCCTTATAATCAGTTATAAATAATTGGTTTTGTTTGTTACTGGTACCCATCTTAAGAGGTCAATTTGCATAAGTCTATTATTATTTAAAAATAAACCCGGCTAAGAATGACCGGATATTGAATTTCGGTCACGCTATAAAATTTTTACCTGTATAAAAGGAACGCGTGCGCGAGTAACACGAATAAAATATCCATGTCAATAGAATATATAAAAATAGTTGTGACTGGATTGTTTAATTGAGGTCTAAGGGGTTTTAAAGCTTTTTAGATAGTGGGGATAGGGTAGAATTTTGCGGGCCTTAAAACGGAGTATATGACTATCTAGGGATAGTCTAAATATAGGCTGTAGAGTTATAGCTAAATGGTTGATTCTATTGAGTCTTTATAGTTAAAATCTATTAGTCTTTAAAGACTCCAAAGGCCTTACAGTATAGTAAACCAGAGTGCAAGCTTTTTATTTTTTTTATTTTTAAAAATTTTGTAGACTTTGAAGTCTTTTTAGTGTATGGCTTGGAGACTCTGGAGTCTTTGAAGGGCGGGCAGGTGACCATACCCCCCCTCCCCCTATATATACACAATCTTATACATTTTGGAAGACTTTGGAGTGTCAACCAGTTAGGGCGGCAGCTTTAAAGACTTTAAAGGTGGGAGGTATGTGCATATAAATGTACACAAAGTACAGAAATATGTACATATAAATGTATACATCGGTTTATATTTATGCATATGTGCGGTGTTAGAGTGCGCATATACACACAAATCTAAACCTAAAAGGCGGGGGGAGATGGATAAGGAATGTATGGCTAATATGTCTATATAACCCCGGAGGGCTTAATATCCATTATACACCTGAAATTCAATTTTGTCAAGTACTTTCATATACTTTTTAGTTATGTGCACCTGTATTAATATACCATAAGTGATATATGCACCCCCTTTATGCGTATATATGCATCATAAATGAGATTCTTATGCAAATAAGTTATAAAACACTTGACAAAACCCCATTTTACCTGTATAATGTAATACATGTCAAACAATAAAGAACTCACAACTAAGCAACAATCATTTCTTGATAGCCTTGTAGCCTGTAATGGCGACACAAGACTAGCAGGAGAAATGGCAGGCTATGCGCCTACAAGCATTAATAGTGTTGTTAAGAGCTTAAAAACAGAGATACTTGATCTTGCTACAAATATACTAGCTCAAAGCGCCCCTAAAGCTGCTCTAAAGCTCGTACACATCATGGACAGTGAAGTTCCTATCCCACAAGCTAACATGCGTATACAGGCCGCACAGACCATTCTAGACCGTGTAGGCTTAGGTAAGACTGATAGGCTAGATGTGACAGTAAACACAAGTGGTGGTTTATTCGTCATACCGGCGAAAAAAGAGGTAGTTATAGATGCAGACTATACGGAGGTCTAGTAGCACTATACCGTTTGGCTATGCATTAGACGAGAAGAACACAGAGCTTCTTACGCCTATAGACGATGAACTAAAAGCTTTAGATAAGGTCATACCCATGATCAAAGATAAAACATTAAGTTTACGAGAAGGCAGCTTGTGGTTAGAGTTTGAAACAGGACGCAAGCTTTCGCACATGGGTCTAAAGAAAATAGTAGATAAGCGCACATGAATGATTGGGAACTAAATCCCGATAACTACGCAAAAGACGACAACGGAGAGTTTATACTCAAAGTTGACGGGACACCGCGTAAGAAGTCAGGCAGAGCTAAAGGATCTAAAAGCCGTGGTTATAATTACCATTCTGAGACTAAGGCAAAGATGGCTGCAAAGAAAGCAGTCAAAGAAAAACAAAAGAAATTAAAGGCAGCCCAAGCTAAAGTCGATAACTATAAGAAGTCAATAAGTAAAACTAAAAAGACTTTAATACAGCTTGCTAACGATAAAGCAAGTAAAATTATAAGCGAAGAAGACTTACAAGATCTTCCAAAGCCTTTAGCAACTGAAGCTCAAGAGGACGTTATCTTCAAGGCCAACGAAGGCCCACAGGAAGACTTTCTTGCCGCAGGAGAAACAGATGTCCTGTATGGCGGAGCAGCAGGGGGTGGTAAGTCCTACGCTATGCTTGTAGACCCATTGCGTTTTGCACACAGAGCTGCACATAGAGGTTTGATTATTAGGCGCTCTATGCCTGAACTGCGCGAACTGATTGATAAGAGTCGTGAGCTGTACCCAAAAGCCTTTCCGGGCTGTAAGTACAAAGAAGTAGAAAAACTTTGGAACTTTCCAAGCGGAGCAAAGATTGAGTTTGGATTCTTGGAACGAGATGCAGATGTTTATCGCTATCAGGGCCAAGCATATAGCTGGATAGGGTTTGATGAGATTACTCACCTTCCGACAGAGTTTGCTTGGAACTACTTGGCTTCAAGACTGCGTACTACAGACCCAGAGATACAAGTCTATATGCGTTGTACAGCTAACCCCGGTGGTGCTGGAGCAACATGGGTAAAAAAACGATACATAGACCCCGCACCGTCCTACGAATCTTTTATAGGTGCAGATGGACTAACACGAAAGTTTATACCTGCTAGGTTGCAAGACAACCCCTTCCTAGCCACAGACGGACGTTACGAACAGATGCTAAAGGCTTTGCCGCCTACACAGCGACAACAGCTATTAGACGGCAATTGGGATGTTTCAGAGGGCGCAGCCTTTACTGAGTTTGTTCCGCAGCTACATGTAATTACACCTTTTGAGATTCCGGTACACTGGGAACGTATAAAAGGGATTGACTACGGGTATGCGTCTGAGTCTGCTTGTATTTGGGGTGCAGTAGATCCGAGTGACGGCACACTGATTATATATCGTGAGCTGTATAAAAAAGGTTTATTGGGTACTGACCTAGCAGATTTAATTACAAACATGGAACTAGCAGACCCCTTTTCAGTTCCCGGAGTGCTTGATACAGCTTGCTGGAGTCGCACCGGAACTACAGGCCCAACAATCGGAGAGACCCTCATAAGAGCTGGTCATAAGCTAAGAAGAGCTGATAAGAACCGAATACAGGGCAAAATACAAATCCATGAATACTTAAAAGTAATGCAAAGCGGTAGGCCACGAATACAGATATTTAATACATGCCCGAACCTGATACGCGAACTTCAAAGTATTCCTCTGGATAAAAAGAACCCAGAAGACGTAGACACACATGCACCCGATCATGCATACGATGCACTACGTTATCTGATTATGTCTAGACCTCGTATAAACGATACGCTGAGTCAGATGAGACAGTTTCATCGGGAAAGCACATTTACTCCTGTTGATTCCACTTTTGGATATTAAGATATATGAACGAAGAAAACGGTTTATTTGGAAACGCAAACGAGCTTTACTTCACTCCTGTTGAAGGGGAGAGCGGTCTCGATTTAACGCTAGAAGAAGATGTTCGTCTTCGTTTTGTTGGTTTAGTTGAAGATCGTTTTGAGCAAGCTGAAAGAGCTAGAGAGCATGATGAAGCTCGTTGGCTACAAGCATACCACAACTTCCGTGGTCTATATCCAAAACACGTTAAGTTTAGAGAATCAGAAAAATCTAAAGTATTTATTAAAGTAACTAAAACAAAAGTTATTGCAGCATTTGGTCAGTTGGTCGATGTTATATTTGGCACTGGCCAGTTTCCAATCGGTGTTAAAGAAACTAAAATTCCTGAAGGTGTTTCAAGCTATAAGCATTTAGACACTGCTCCGGGAATTGAAACTTCTGCACCTGTAGAAACCACCGAAGAAGAAAGTAATCCTTTTGATGTCGGTTACGAAGGCGATGGAAAAGTATTAAAACCCGGCGCAACTTTTTCATCTGGCGAATCAGCTTTTGAAAATGCAATAGAAGAAGCAGACTTATCTTTTGTTGACGGCCCTAGTCCTAACCCACAAACGTTAGAAATTGCACCTGCAAAAAGTGCAGCACGGCTAATGGAAAAACTAATACACGATCAGATAGAAGAGTCTAATGGTTCTTCAGAGCTTCGTAATGCTTTGTTCGAGTCTGCGCTGTTTGGAACTGGAGTCGTTAAAGGCCCATTCAACTACAATAAAACTCTTAGTCGTTGGGAAAAAGACGAAGCTACAGGCGAAAGAAGTTACAACCCTTTGTTTGTTCGTGTTCCGCGTATTGAGTTTGTAAGCATTTGGGATTTTTTTCCAGACCCTAATGCAACTACAATGGAAGACTGCGAATACACATTTCACCGTCACAAAATGAACCGTTCTCAGCTTAGAGGATTAGCAAAACTTCCTCATTTTAATAAGGATCAAATCCGTGAATGTTTGCAGATGGGTTCAAATTATATTGAAAAAGATTACGAAACTGAATTAAAAGACGATCAAACTACCGAAGAGTATGGAGACGGCTTATTTGAAGTTTTAGAATACTGGGGTGTTATGGATGCACAATATGCTAAAGAAGCTGGAATGGATCTTCCAAATGAGGTAGACGATTTAGATGAAGTACAAGTTAATGCTTGGATTAGTAATGGTAAGTTGTTACGTGGGGTTGTTAATCCATTTACTCCGTACCGACTCCCCTACAATGCCTTTCCTTACGAGCGTAATCCTTATTCTTTCTTCGGTATTGGCGTTGCTGAGAATATGGACGACTCACAACAAATAATGAATGGGCATGCACGTATGGCAATTGATAACCTAGCGTTGTCAGGCTCATTAGTGTTTGACGTAGACGAGTCTGCTTTAGTTGGTGGACAATCAATGGAAATATACCCCGGCAAGGTATTTAGAAGGCAAGCAGGAATGCAAGGTCAAGCTATTCATGGCTTAAAGTTTCCTAACACATCACAAGAAAACATGATGATGTTTGACAAGTTTCGTCAGCTTGCCGATGAGCAGACAGGTATTCCAAGTTATTCACACGGACAAACAGGCGTACAGAGCATGACACGCACTGCATCAGGAATGTCTATGTTGTTGGGTGCTGCGTCTTTAAACATTAAAACAGTTGTTAAAAACATAGACGATTTTTTACTGAAGCCGCTTGGTAAGTCTTATTATCAATGGAACATGCAGTTCTTTGAAGGTGAGTTAGACATCGAGGGCGATTTAGAAGTTCAAGCTATGGGCACAAACAGCCTAATGCAAAAAGAAGTTCGAAGTCAACGACTAACTATGTTTCTTCAAACTGCACAAAACCCTGCGATTGCACCGTTTGTTAAAATCTCTAAAATTGTTAGTGAGTTGGCTTATAGCCTTGATCTTGACCCTGATGAGATTCTTAATGACCCTGAAGAAGCCGCAATCATGGCACAAATTATAGGAGCGCAAAATGCTGGACAAGGAAATGGCAGCGAGGCTGTCCCCCCTAGTGACCAACCCGGAGCTATGGGAGGCGTTCAAGGAGCATCTGAGCAACCTCAAGACCTTGGAGCTACAGGCACTGGCGGTGGCAACATCGGAACTGGAAATGTTCCGCAAGCAGGGGAAAGTGAGTTCTCTGGGTAACTTACTACAACTAAAAGATCAAATACGAGAAGCTAAACAAAGAACTGGGGATTAAAATGTCAGAAAACATAGACGACAAACGATATAGAATGCAGATAGAAGAAAAAAAACGCATTTCAAAACTAGAAGCTGAAACCGCAAAACGCGCTGCTGATTATAATAATGCAATGGAGTCTGGCGACATTTCTCTTGAATTAGAAAAAAAACTAAAAGAACAACAAGCTGAACAAGAAATGGATCGTAAAATGAAAAAGGCTGCCGAAAGATATGGTCTTTCTAAAGGCGGCTCTATGCTAAGCTCTCCAGAACGTGAAGAGTTTAGACTAGGGTCTATTGTTAAAGCTACAATTAATGCAGCTAATAAAACTAAAAGCGCGGCTAATAAAAAATTAGACAAGCTTTCAGGTGTAGATGAAAAATCTCCCGGAAGGACAGCAGAAGATCGTGGAGTTGTTGTAGGAAAAGACCGAACACAAGCTTTTAAAACAACAGAACAAATTAAAGGTGCTGGCAAGGCTGCCCTTGTTATAGGCGGTGGGGACTGGGCGTATAATAAATTAACGGCTAAAGAAAAATCTTCTTTTGATAAAGCTTTTAGTAAAGCGCATAACGAAGGAAAAGAAACTTTTACGTTTGAAGGAAAAGAATTTAGCACAGAAGTGCGCAAAGGAAAAATGTCTGGTGGTATGTTACAGTACAACGAAGGCTCTATGCTTGTAGCCCCTGAAATGGGCTTAGAAGACGAGATGCCAGTAGATACATACGACAACATCCCAGAAGACGAAAAAGCAGCTGTAGAAGCTTCACAGCTTCCAGACGATGAAATGGAAGAAGACTACACTGAATATGTCTTAGAGCAATCTTTAGACATGGAAGACCAAGAATATTTAATGGGCATTCTAGAAGGTGATGAACGCCTAAGCAGCATCTTTGATAAGGTTATGGATGTTGCAGGAGAATTTGCTGGCGAAGGAGCTGTAGAAGGCCCCGGAGACGGCACATCAGATTCGATACCTGCAAGGTTATCGGACGGTGAATTTGTTTTCACCAAAAAAGCCACCGATCAATTAGGTGCGGATCAGCTACAAACTATGATGGACGAAGCTGAGAAAGCCTATGACGGTGGTTTAATGAAGAAAGCATTTGGCGGCATGGTCGATGACATCCCTATGGATGAGCGTCAAGAAGACGAAGAAATCAACAATATGATGATTGCTTCTAATCAGATGCCAAGTGTTAGACCCCGATAAGGCCACTCTTTAACTAGACCCCTTATTATTTTTTTTTACCTAGAGGCCACCTTGAAGTATCAAGACCCTGTACTGTAAACGCGAACAGCACAGCCACCTTGAAAGACTGACAAGCCCCAAAAGGAGTGTGATTATTATGTCCAATGCAACTGAACAACTTGAAGAACCAACTGCGAATCCGTATAACTCTAAGAAGTCTTGGCACACGCCAGATGAACCAAGTAGAGGTAAAGCAGATACGCTTTTCTTTGAAGAACCCTCACAGGCTACCCGCGAAGAAGCGGCCCCTGAACCAGAAGAGAAAGAAACCAAAGGAAGAACAAATTATAAAAAGCGATACGATGACCTAAAGAAACACTATGATCAGAAGATAGCTTCTTTTAAGCAAAAGGAATTAGAACTTACCGCGATGGCACAAGAGACGCAACCTGCGTATGCCCCGCCTAAGTCAACTGAAGACCTTGAAAACTTTAGAGAGCAATATCCTGATCTATATGAAACTGTAGAAACTGTTGCACACTTACAAAGTGAACAACAACTAGAAGCTTTAAAAACTAAGATGTCTGTTATCGAAGAACGAGAAGCCGCCATCCAACGTAAAGAAGCTGAAGCTACACTACGTTCGCGCCATCCTGATTTTGAGGATATACGCGGAGACGAAAAGTTTCATGATTGGGCTAAAGAACAACCTGAAGCAATTCAAGGTTGGATTTATGAAAACCCAAATAATGTTTCATTAGCAGTTAAAGCTATTGATCTTTATAAAATGGAAAATGGTATCAAGATTGTAAAAGAGCAAAAGACAAAAAAATCACAAGCCCCCAAATCTTCAGCGGCAGATATGGTGTCCACACGGACAACACAAATAGATGCTAAAGAACCAAAGATTTGGTCACAACGGGAAATTGCTAAACTGTCTATGGCTCAATTCGACAAATATGAAAGTGAGATTGATCAAGCCATAATGGAAGGCAGAATAGTAGATTAAATTAAATTGTCTTTTTTAGGAGTAACATAACATGGCTTATAACCAATCAGACCAACTATTTGAGCAAAGCACAGATACCAACGGTAACTTTGCTAACTCAATTTCCGGTCAAACTAACAGCTTCTTCATGCCCTCAATCTTTTCTAAGAAGGTTCTTAACTTCTTCCGGAAAGCATCGGTAGCTGAAGCAATTACCAACACTGACTATGCAGGCGAAATCTCAGGTTTCGGTGATTCTGTAAAGATCATCAAAGAGCCAGAAATCACTGTTTATCAGTATGAGCGTGGCGCTGACGTAACTCAGACTAAGCTAACTGACGTTGAAACTACTTTGATTGTAGATGTGGCTAACGCATTTAAATTCAAAGTTGATGATATTGAAACTGCTATGTCTCACGTAAACTTCAAAGAGGTTGCATCTTCATCTGCCGCTTACGCATTGCGTGACGCATTTGATGCAGGCGTAATTGCTAAGATTATTGCAGGCGTTTCAGCTTCAAGCCCTAACCACATCCTTGGTAGCGACAGTGCTACTGACCTAGCCGCAGGAACTTTTGACGGCACTGGTAACTTGGACATTGGTTCTGGCTCTACCGAACATGATCCTTTAGATGTGATGGCTCACATGGCGCGTCTTCTTGACGAGCAGAACATCCCAGAAGAAGGTCGTTGGTTCTTGGCTCCACCTAGTTTTTACGAGCAACTATCTCAGTCTAGCTCTAAGTTGATGTCTGTTGATTTCAACGCCGGACAAGGTTCTATCCGCAACGGATTGGTATCTTCTGGCAAGCTACGTGGATTTGACATGTACAAGTCTAACAACATTGCCGCTACAACTAACGCGGCAGGTCAAGTAGTATGTGGACACATTAGCTCTACTGCAACTGCACAGACCATCACAAGCACTGAAGTCCTACGCGACCCAGACAGCTTTGGTGACATCTGTCGTGGACTGCACGTATATGGTGCTAAGGTTCTACGCCCAGACGCATTAGTATCTGCGTTCTACGGTATTGACTAAGTAAGCAATTAGAGACGAGGGGTGTCAAAGCCCCTCTGATCTTTGAGAGGCAACATGGCAATTATTGGAAGTAATGAAAAGCCTATAATGATGAGAGGCAAAAAGAGAGGAAAGATATTAGGCGATACAGGAAGTTGGTATAAGCCCGAAAACAAAAAGAAGTATGAAGACAACTGGGACAGAATTTTTAATAAACCAGACACTAAAACAGAATCAAAGGCGCAATAACATATGTCATCAACTTATCTTGATTTAACTAACGAACTGTTACGAGAACTTAATGAAGTTACGTTAACAAGCGCAACATTTACAAGTGCGGTTGGTGTACAGCAACATGTTAAAGACTCACTTAATCGTGCATACTTTGATATCATTAACGAAGAACCGCAGTGGCCGTACTTAGCTGTTGCTGAAAGCGGTGACGTAGACCCGATGTATGGAAACGTATATGTCGAGACAACCGCAGGTACACGTTTTTACGAATTAAAACCCGCTAGTTCTAGTATTACTACGGACTACGGATCAATAGATTGGGATAATTTTTATATTACTACTGTAGGTGTAGACGGAGAAACTGCTCCTTATGTTTCGCGCAACCTTCGCTTCATGACTACAGAGGCGTGGAAGGACTACCGAAGAATTTCAGAAAATTTAGACGATGCTGACACACAACAATACGGTGAGCCTAGCAACGTCATCCGAAGCCCAGACTCACGAAAGTTTGGACTAAGCCCTATCCCAGATAAAACATATCGCGTATGGTTCTATGCTTGGAGCCTACCCACAAACCTTGTAGCTCACGGAGACACTGTAGTGTTCCCTGAAATGTATACATCTGTATTACTAGCTAAAGCCCGATACTATATCTGGCAGTTTAAAGATAACCCACAAGCGGCGGCGTTTGCATTAGAAGATTTTAAGAAAGGATTACGCAGTATGCGTTCTAACCTTTTAGAGCCTACGCCCACTTATATCAAAGATGACCGAATGAGATTCGTATAATATGGCCGCTTCGCAACCCTATGGTGTTTCATGTAAAGGTGGGTTAAATACTAACCTAAACCAACTTGAAATGCTTGGACAGCCGGGATTAGCTACAAAGCTTGTAAACTTTGAAGTTGATCCAGACGGAGGCTATCGCCGCATAAACGGCTATACAGCCTTTGGTGATACTCGTCCTAATGGCTCTAATGAAATACTAGGGCTTGCAGTATATGCTGATGGCCTTATAGCTTGTTCGGGCGATGGTATTTTCTTTAGCCCTGACGGTGAAAATGCTTGGCTACAAATCAATAGAGCATCTGTACACTCAAGTGGGGACAACTACTCAACATTTATTGGGAGAGGTTTAGCCGCACGGACAAGTCAAGGACAGTCAAGTTTTGCAGTCTACGAAGGCAACACAGACTATGGTCAAATTATTATTTGTGATGGTGTCAACAAGCCTTTTTACTTTCACATGGAAGGCTCTGGAGCTTTAACTACTCGCACATTCTTTGCAGAAGAAATAACAGTAAGCGGCACAACAGCCCCAACAGTATGTGCAGTGCACGATCATCACTTAGTAGTTGCGGGAGCAGACGCGGCTAAAGATACTATATATTATAGCCACAACTTTGAGCCTGAAAACTTTTCAGGTTCAGGATCGGGAAGCATTAAGCTGTCTGATCAAGTTATAGGACTTAAAAGCTTTCGTGGCGACTTAATTATTTTCTGCCGTAATAGTTTACACAAGCTTATAAACATTAATGATTCTAGTAACATTGCTATTGTACCTGTTACACAGAACGTAGGTTGCTTGAGTTCACATAGCATTCAAGAAATTGGTGGTGACTTAGTGTTCCTTAGCCCAGACGGTATACGTTCTGTTGCGGGTACATCAAGAATTGGTGACGTTGAATTAGGATCAGTTAGTCGTCAAATACAATCTATTATTTCTACTGTTGCTCACGGCATAAATTCTTTTACTATTACAAGCGCAGTCCTAAGAAGCAAGTCGCAGTACAGATTATTTTATAATACAGACGGCGGGTCTACTGCATCTGCTAAAGGAATTATTGGTACACTAACAGCTAACGGCTTTGAATGGTCTGAAACTCTTGGAATACAAGCTACTGGCTTTGCTTCTGGCTTTGAAGCTACAGGTGTTGAAAAACTCTATCACGGAGACAGCCAAGGTTATATTTATAATCATAATACTGGCAATAGTTTTTTAACAGGCGGCACGGCTTTAGATATTGACGCTCAGTATCTTACTCCGCACTATGACTTTGGAGATGTAGGCACTAGAAAAACTTTACATTATGTTAAGATTTCTGTAACTCCAGAAGGCGAAGCGTCACCTACATTAAAAATTAGATATGACTACGAAGATACAACAATACCACAGCCGCCAGAGTATGTTTTAGACAACATACCGACACCTTCTCTTTTTGGAGATGCAGTATTTGGAACGGCTGTATTTGGCGCAAGCACTGACCCAATGCTTCGTCAAGCTGTTCAAGGAAGTGGAAGTGTTTGCAATTTACGAATACGCAGCACAGATCAAAAGCCGCCTTATGCAATTAACGGCATCTACATAAATTACGTCCCATCAGGTAGGAGATAACCCAAATGGCAGGAACAAGTTACACTAGACAAAGTACGCTTACCGATGGCGATACGATTACAGCTTCACTTTTTAACGCAGAATACAATCAATTAGTTACTGCGTTTTCGTATGCGGCTTCTGGCACTACAGGACACCAACACGATGGAGGCTCAGGAGAGGGCGGCAACATTGAAATCATTGGAGATCAAGACTTTTTAAACAAGATAGTTGTTGATAGTTCTAACAACCGTTGGAGCGTCTTTGTAGAAGTGGGCGGTAGCGCCGTTGAGCAAGTACGCATTGAAGATGGTGTTGTGTATCCAGTAACCGACAGCGATGTAGATTTGGGTACAAATGCTTTACGTTTTAAAGACGCTTACATTGATAGTCTTACAGCTACAGGAAACCTCACAGTTGGTGGAAATATAACTGTAACAGGTAACGTAGATGTTGACGGCATTGTAGAGTTTGACGGTTTATCTGGCACAGGATCAGTTACAGTCACAGACATTTTAGATCAAGATGATATGTCAGGCGACAGTGCGACAGCCCTTGCAACTCAACAGAGCATTAAAGCCTATGTAGACGCACAGCAAGATACTGTTGATACATTCGCAGAGATTTTAGCATTGAGTAACACATCTGGCGGTACAGATGTAGAGTTGACCACAACCGACAAGGTTCAGTTCCGCGATGCCGCAATTTACATTAACTCTAGTGCTGACGGACAACTAGATATTGTTGCAGACACTGAGATTCAAATAGCCGCAACTACTATAGACATTAATGGTGCTGTAGCACTTAATGGTGCAGTTACTGGAGCTACCAACATTACATTGAGCGGTGAGCTTGATGCGGCTACAGGCGACTTCTCAGGCGCAGTAGATATTGATGGCGCTTTAGACGTAGCAGGAACTACGAACCTTGATGTAGTAGATATAGATGGCGCAGTAGATATGGCTACAACTTTAGCTGTTGCAGGCAACGTAGATTTCAATGGCGACCTAGATGTAGATGGTACTACAAACCTAGATGTTGTAGATATAGACGGTGCTGTGGACATGGCCTCTACACTGACTGTTGCAAGTAATATTGTAGTTGGCGGCACAGTTGATGGCCGTGATGTAGCTACAGATGGTACTAAGCTAGATGGTATTGAAGCCAGTGCAACTGCTGACCAAACTGATGCAGAGATTCGTACAGCGGTAGAAGCCGCTACAGATTCTAATGTCTTTACAGATGCAGACCATACAAAGCTAAATGCTATTGAGGCTTCAGCAGACGTAACGGACACAGCTAATGTTACTAGCGCGGGTGCATTAATGGACAGTGAGGTAACTAACCTTGCTCAAGTTAAGGCGTTTGATTCATCGGACTATGCTACAGCGGCACAAGGTACTACTGCTGATGCGGCACTGCCTAAATCTGGTGGAGCAATGACAGGTGCGATAACCACCAACAGCACTTTTGATGGTCGTGATGTTGCTACTGATGGCACTAAGCTAGACGGTATAGAAGCTAGTGCAGACGTAACGGACACAGCTAACGTCACAGCCGCAGGAGCTTTGATGGATTCAGAGCTTACTGCTATTGCAAGCGTTAAGGCTTTGAACCAAGGCGTTGCTACTACTGATAGCCCTCAGTTTGTAGGTATTACTTCTACTGCTAATGTAATTGTAGGTGGAAACCTCACAGTAAACGGCACTACAACAACTCTAAACACTGCAACACTTGATGTAGAAGACAAGAACATCACTATAAATTATGGTGCAGGAGATACTACAGGCTCTGCAAACGGAGCAGGTATTACAATTCAAGATGCTGTAGATGCTTCTACAGACGCTACAATCCTTTGGGACACAACTAATGATGAGTTTGATTTTTCTCATCCTATTAATGTAGCAGGTAAAGTTACAAGCACAGGCACTTCAGTATTTGCAAGCTTAGACATCTCTGGAGACATAGACGTAGACGGCACAACTAACCTTGATGTCGTGGACATTGATGGTGCTGTGGATATGGCTTCTACACTAGCAGTAGCAGGAGTTGTTACAGCCAACGCAGGTGTAGTGGTAGATAACTTCACGCTTGATGGGACTACTCTGGCTTTAAGTTCTGGTGATATGCTTGTTGATGTAGCGGGCAATATAACTCTTGATGCAGATGATGCAGGTGAAATAAGACTTAAAGACGGTGGAACACAATACGGTGCTTTGAAAATAGACAGTAGTCGTTTCAAAATTCAATCTATAATTTCAGACGCAGACATGCTGTTTGCAGTAAACGATGGTGGTAGTGAAGTAACAGCCCTCTCCTTTGATGCGTCAGAGGCAGGAGCGGCCACGTTTAATTCTACAATAGCGGCAACAGGCATAACTGTCTCAGGCAACCTTGATGTAGACGGCGGCACAATCAAGCTGGATGGTAACTATCCTAACGGTGTTAATAACGTAGCTCTAGGTAACGCTGCTTTAGATACTGCAAGCGGGGTAAATGGCTATTCTGTGGCTGTTGGTACTAACGCCTTAACCGCCATGACAAGTGGTGGTTCAAACGTAGGAGTTGGGTACGCTTCTGGTGCGGCAATTACAACTGGCGGTAACAACGTAGCTGTCGGTACAGAAGCCTTGGATGCCACTACAACAGGCAGTAGCAATGTTGCGGTAGGTTCAGCAGCATTGGGTGCAAACACTACAGCATCAAACAACACAGCAGTTGGTTATTCAGCTTTACTTTCAAACACCACAGGAGACGCTAACACAGCTCTTGGTAGCGGTACTTTATATGCCTGTACAACTGCTTCTGCAAATACTGCTGTAGGTAAGGACGCTGGCGCTAACATAACTACTGGAGGGAACAACACAGCCGTTGGTAGAAGTGCTTTACTCGCAAACACTACAGGCAGAGACAATACCGCTTTAGGCTTTAGTGCAGGAGTGACTAACACTACGGGGCTTGAGAATACCGCCATTGGTATGTACGCCTTGAGATTTAACACCACAGGACAAACAAACACTGCTGTGGGCTTACAGGCACTTCACCGAAATACAACGGCTAGTAACAATACGGCTGTCGGTAGATATGCTCTGGAGGCAAACACCACAGGCACACGTAACACCGCAGTGGGCGCATTAGCAGGGGATGCCAACACAGAAGGCAATTACAACTCAGCCTTTGGTTATAATTCATTAGGGGCAAATACTACAGGCACACATAACACTGCTCTTGGTGACTTTTCTCAGGCTGCTAACACTACAGGAACTAAGAATGTTTCTGTGGGGCAAGGGTCATTTATTACCAACACTACAGGCTCTAATAATGTAGTTGTGGGTACAGAAGCTATGACTGCTAACACTACAGCAGATAACAACACAGCAGTTGGTTTTCAAGCTTTATATGCTAACACCACAGGCAGTGAAAATAACGCATTGGGCTATGGTGCTTTACAAGCCAACACAACTGCTCAGAATAATAATGCTTTTGGAACTTTAGCTTTAGGGGCAAACACCACAGGTGCGAGTAATACTGCTATGGGTGGTAATACTTTAGACGCTAATACCACAGGAAGTAACAACACAGCAGTGGGTTACGTTGCTTTAGGAGCAAACACCACAGGCGCTCAAATGACAGCCGTGGGTACGTTAGCTTTAGCCGCTAGTACGACAGCCACTGGTTGTATAGCAGTAGGGTTTAGGTCATTAAACGACAACACCACTGGCGATTGGAATGTTGGTCTTGGATATGATGCTTTAGGAGTTAATACCACAGGCGCTAACAACACAGCTGTCGGTACGTTTGCGCTAGACGCTAATACCACCGCATCTAACAATACAGCAGTGGGTTATGCTTCTTTAGGCACAAACACCACAGGTGCTAGTAATACAGCAGTTGGTAGAGAATCTTTATTTAATAACACTACAGGCGCAAGTAACGCCGCACTGGGTCTTAATGCTTTATACGCAAACACCACAGGCACAGAGAATGTTGCCGTTGGTAAAGGCGCTTTACAATCAAATACCACAGGTAGTTACAATCACGCCTTTGGAGTAAATGCAGGTTACGCAATAACAACTGGTTCGACTAACATAGCTATAGGAAACGCGGCTTTAAGTACCGCT